ATATCTGATGATATATTATTTATATTTATATAATTATATGATTTTGATATATTATTACAATAATAACCAATAATACCACCAATTATAGTATTTGAATTAACTTGTCCATCTTGAATTTGTACTGATATGTTTTGTAAATACATATTATAATAATTTTCATGATCTAAATATCCTATTGCACCGCCTACATAAATACCGTGAGGACATACTAAATCAGTAATAACAATATTTGAATTATATATTTCATTATTACCTTCACCTACTTCATAATATCCTATTAATCCTCCTGTATATTGTTTATTACTTCTAATATATGTAGAAAGTGCATTTACATCATGCACTGTTGCATAACAAGCAGATACTGAGATAGCTTTACTTAAGAAACATCCAAAATATGAACTAGATTCTATGGTGGATGAATATGATGCATATGAATAGTGTCCATCTATTATTTCAATATCATGTATACGTATTCTTCTATTATGAATTGCCAAAATAAAAGATGCATAAGTAGAAGATTTATCTATTATGCGTGGGTTCACTAGATAAAAATTTCCTATAGATACTTCTTCAGTAGTGCTCGGAGCTTCAGTATATCCAAATAGTCCTATTAAATCAGAACTATTAACTGATGTGTCAATATTCATATTAGAGATTTTATAATAATTTCCATCAAATGAGCGTTTAAATCGATGAGATGAATTACCTATAGGTGTCCAATAATGATCAGCCAAATCAATATCTGCTGTCAACTTAAAATATGATGTGGCATAGTTTGAAATACCATTATTAATACCATATGCTAAATAAGCTAATTGAGCAGCAGTTGCAATTTGATATGGATTTGTAGAAGTGCCATTACCTCCATTGAATGAACTTGCTTTATAATCTGTCCATAAACCAGTCGGCATTTATTATCCCTCCTTTAAATTTATTAAGATGATATTTTAAACCAAATATCCCCGACCGACATTGTTGACGGTTGAGACGTTGCTACATGTATTTTTGTATTATAACCAGTTGAAGTACCTACTACTTTGTATTTAGTAGTTGAACTATTAGATGATTGAAGCCATACTGCTTTAGATGTCTCAATACCTAAATGTATATTAGAACCTTTAAGTTCCATTGCATCATCATATACCTCAGCTATATGAACATAATCGCCATCACCAAAATTTAGTTTTGTACCATAATTAGTATTATTCTTAATAGTTACATTACCCGTTAAAGTGCCACCAGATGTTTTAAAGAAATCAGACGTACTTGGAATATCAGACTTAGTAGCTATCTCATTGCCATCGTAATACCATTTACCACCCTGGCTACTAGATATATACAATGGGTCAGTAGCAGAAAAATCAAATCTTTTACTGCTTGTATCGTGTGCCATATAATAAACAAAATCAAGTCCATTATCAACATTCTTTTGAGACATATCATAAACTTCTGATGTGATTTCAGTTAATGAAGCATATCCATTAAATAAATCTGTATTTGAAAATGTTACATCATTTGTTAAAGTTAAGTAATCAATTGACAAGTATCCATTAAATGAAAAATCACCCGAACTTGGTTGAGAAATCAAACTAAGAAACATAGACGCATCGGCACTTAAAGTTTCTACACAAGCATCGAGGTCTGTTTTGTCGCTTGCACTCATCAACCCTGAACTTGAAGTAGTAGCATTACTATATGTTTTTTCAGTTCCCCATATAGCAGTGCCATTTGCCGACCATTTTAATATTTGACCTGACGAGCCTCCACTTGGTATGTGTTTATTACCCGATGTAGTAGGATGTATGTAGTTATTAGCATTTTCAGCTATACCGTCTAATTTAATCTTGTCGGTAGATAACATTAAACCATCATATTGTTCATTGACGGAATCTGGCAAATCACCAAAGTTTACTATTTCATTTCCACCATAATATACTGGAGTACTTCTATTATCAATTTCAACAATTTTATTATTAGAAGAATTCCATTCTAGAAGATTAAAAAAACTATACCTTGCTGATGATTTGTCTAGAAAAGTTGAATTCAAAGAATCTACTGTAGACTTATCTTCCTTACTCATAAATCCGTCAGTATCACTCGTAGCATTTGACGGAGTATCAATCAAATCGTTATAACTACCTGTAAAAGCAACTTTTTTTAAATCAGAGAACCATTTTTGAACTTTACCAAATAGAGTAGAACTCTTTTCATTTGAAACAATATTTTCCCTTGCTGAAGCCTCTGTAAAAGCCACAGTAGTGTCAGAAATAGCCCCATTTGAACTGAGCTTATTGTCTACATCAGTCTTGTCGGCTTTGCCTTTTACGTCCGTTTGTAGGCTTGAAATTGCAGTTTCATCTTCAGTCAATCTATCCTCTAAGACTTTACCATTGCCATCATATACTGCTTTGGTGTGTGATATAGGATATACTTTTTCGTTATTTTGTGTAAAATATTTTGCTTTAGCCATTAAGTTCCTCCTTTCTAATTTTCAATATCATCTATCACGTAAACAACGTGTTCTTTTATGTAGTTTAATTCCGACTGCAACGATTGTATAGCACTCTGCAATGAGTTGATTGTTGCAACTGAATTATCCATTGAATTTACGGCATTGTCTACCTTTGTATTAAGAGCATTAACCTTGTCATATAGAGCAGATACAATAGCGGTGTCTTGCTTTGAAATTGTTTGGTCAATGTCCAATCCTTTAAGAACCGTTAAAGTAGCAGGAGTAGTTGTCAATTTGTATGAATTATCTAACTCAAACGCCAAAGAGAATGATACCGCTCCTGCATAACGAGTGACATCATTCGTAATAGTCCAACCAAGCTTAATCGAATTATCTTCAACAGTAACATCAGTGACTTTGTAAATATTCACTTCTTTGCCTGCGTTTACAAAATAAATATAAGCAGTCTTATCAGTTAAATCAATTCCGTCAAATGTAATAGACGGAACACGAATGTAAACTGTTTCGGCATTATTTTCAGTGGCTACACCTATTGTCTGCAATTCAGATGGAACAGTAATCGTTCTATTGTCCATATCAACTGTTATCTCTGGTTCTGTATTAGGATTGACCATCATAACTGACGGGGTGTATGCGGATGTTTGATTTTTTAAGCTTTCCAAGCTTTCTTTAAGAGACATAGCCATTACGAACTTGCCTCCGTTTCTTCTAACGGTTCATAAGTAATATCATCGGTAAAAGATATGTCGCCTTTATTTCCATCTATCTCGTTCTCGATGTTATTTACAACTATTTTTAAACCATTTAAATCTAAAAATTTCTTTTCTTCCATTTTCTTTCCTCCAAAACGAGTTATATATTTTTGCAAAAACATATAGTATCAAGCAATACAAAAAGGGAAGAGTCGTCACCCTTCCCTTAGAAATATGTATTACTTTGAATTAATCAGAGAATAAATTATTCAGTCACTTTTGTAAATAGAGCATTTATTTCATCTGTTGAGATTGCTTCAATAGCAACAGATTCAAGATCAGCCACTTTTGTTTTTAGTGTTGAAATATCACTTGTATTTGTTTTTACTGCACCATCAGCAAGTTCTTTTACTTTTGTATCTGCAACACCTGCCGCATCAAAAGCCGTTGTCTCAGCATATGCGGCAGACTTTAAACCTGCAACTAAAACATCTGTGCCATCGACAGCGACTGTACCGTCTGTTTTACCGGTAGCAACCGACTGAATTGCAGAATTGGCTTTATCAATAGAAGCTTGTACATCAGTGCCTAATTTTGCTTTTGTAACTTGAGCATCACCAATCTTAGCAGTAATAACTGCACCGTCAGCAAGTTCTGTTGAACCCACACCACCAGCAACAATTGTGGCACTAACTTCTCTTGTTGCAGAATCAATAGCAATCTGAACCTGAGTTGCATTGGCTTTAGCAGTGTAAATGTCTACAAGCTTACCAACATTAATATAAACTTTGTCACTTGTTGCATTAGATAGTGTCAATTCAAGGTATGTGCCTTCATCCTGCCCTTCAGGGTTAACAACCACTTTACCACTTGATACGACCATATCCTTTGGAATATCAACCGTAGCAATAGTTGCACCATTCTGAGTGAAGGTATAAGACTTTGCATATCCTTCTGTTGTTACATCTGTAGTAACTACAACCGCGTCTGCTGCGATAGCAGATGTCTTGGCAGCGTCAGCCTTATCTACAATATAAGCTTTGATTTTACTGTCATATGTACCAAGACCTTCGTAACTTAAAAACTTTTGTGTTTCGTTTGCCATTCTAATTTCCTCCTTGAATTTAATGAAAGTGTATAAGTTATGTATATATTGAACCTCACATGGCTAAAGCCACGTGATTCTTGGGAACTTCCTACTACTGTAAGAATATTTACCAAGCTATCCCGATTGTTCCAACCGTTCATATGTATAATTACTAAGTTACTTTCAACAATCGAAATCCTTCATTAAGTATATTCTTAGCAGCATTTATATCTCTATCATGGTGAGAATTGCAACATGGACAATCCCATTCTCTAACACTTAAATCTTTTGTTTCTTTATTAACATATCCACAAGTATTACAAATTTGACTACTTGCATAGAATTTATCTACTTTAATAATCTGCCTTCCATACCAATTAGCTTTGTATTCTAATTGTCTTACAAATTCTGACCAACTAACGTCAGCAATAGACCTCGCAAGTCTATGATTCTTCATCATATTTGACACTTGTAAATCCTCCAAGCAGATTACATCATTATTTTTAATAATTTCAGTAGATAATTTCTGTAAAAAATCTTTGCGTTGATTTGCAATGTGTTCTTGAAGTCTTGCAACTTTTATCCTTGCTTTATTACGATTTGAACCACCTTTTGACTTTCGAGACAGTTCTCTTTGCACTTTTGCAAGTTTAGCTAATGATTTTTTAAGATATTTATGATTTGAAATCATTTTACCATTAGATGTTATACAAAATTCTTTAAGACCTAAGTCAATGCCAATTGAATTATTAGTTTTTTCTAATGGTTTAATATCTACGTCTGTACAACAAAGTGATACGAAATATTTACCACTTGCATTTTGTGATATAGTAGCATTAAGTATTCTGCCTTGTGGTACTAACTTGTTTTTCGTTTTTACCATTCCAAGTTTCGGCAACTTAATATGTTTATCACAATATTGGATATTTCCGTTAGTGCATTTTGATTTATAAGAAAATTTATGTGTTTTCTTGCTTTTGAATTTAGGATAACCGGAATGTTCTTTAAAGAATTTCTGATAAGCTGCATCTAAATCTTTAAGTGAAGATTGGAGAGCAGTGGAATCAACTTCTTTTAACCATTCCAATTCAGATTTAAGTTTTTTCATATCATTTGCACACTGCACATATGATAAAGATTTTTTCGATTCTTCATATAACTTAATTCGTTTTGCTAAATATGTATTATATACAAATCTACAACATCCAAATGTCTTTTGAATTAATTCTTCTTGTTGTTTATTTGGATAAATTCTATACTTATAAGCTTTTTCCACCGACTTCACCTCACTTTCTTTTCTGATTTTGAATATACCTTCTAATTTGTTCTTCTGTATTTTCTGATACTGTTGCCACAAAATATGAAGGATTCCATAAGTGCCCACCCCATAGTGTCTTCTTTAATGTTTCTCCAAATTCTCGCATAAGTATCCGAGAAGACATTCCTTTCATTTTTTGGACTATGTTGGGAATATAATGTTGTGGTGAACAATTGATTAACAAATGAACGTGGTCTTTGTCTGTATTACACACCAATACCTGAAAACATTCATAAGTCGCAACCATATTTAGAATTTCCATTAATCTTTTCTCAATTTTAGAATATAAGATTTTATGTCTATATTTCACACACCAAACAATGTGATATTGAATTGAATATACATATCCTCTGCCATGAGTAACTTCCATAATTATCACCTCATGTGTATATTCTCTCTTTAGCGGCGATTCATCTCACCACTGAAGTGGCGAGTGTTCTCGCCTTCATTAATAAAACGCATTGTTAGCCGGCATAATGCGATTTATCCTAAATTATTTAAATAGATTTTCTATCTCTTCATCAGAGATTGTTTGTTTTTCAGTATTTGTTATATTTTCAACGGTTTCATCAAGTTCATTCTTATCTATAAATTCTTCAATCTTCTTTGACGAATATGTTGTCTTATCAGAAATAACATCATCATTTATAAAATTGTCATGATGTTCAATAATCTGTCCTTGTAATTCGGTAATTTCTTCTTCCAAAGCAATCAACTGAGCAATACGTTGGTCAAGTGCCGCCATAGATTCTGACGGTACAAATTGAGCCCAGTTCTTTGTAGGAATAATTTTTACCTTACAAGATTGTGTTTTCAGAACGGGGTCTTGAACTACACCATCTTCGTCCATATAAACTTGGTAAAACGATAGTTGTAATTCAATATCCCCATTTTCAGCAGTCATTTTTGAGCCAATAGGAAGCAAATATTCTAAATATTGTTCATCAGCATATTCTACCAATTCCTCAGATAAAGTTAAAAATTCTTGCTTATACAAATGAGAAATAGGGGAGATATATTCCAATGATACAGTCGTAAAATTTCTCATATCATTTCCGTCATATGTTTGTGGAATTAAAAATTGAATTTTACCGACCATATTGTCATATTGCATAATCGCTTCTTTGTGAGCTCCATATAATCTTCTATCGTTTAACAGAGTAATCGTGTACATTAAACCCTCCCTCAAAGACCAAACGCATTACAACAAAGCACTAAAAAAACTCCGTTTTCTACTGTAGATTCGAAATCGGAGTCCCAATACTTAACGTCTGTAATTATGCCTTTATCACAAAGGCTATCAAGAAAATTTCTGCCCCAATGGTCTGTTTTTCTATTCTTGTATTTTTCTTTTGTACCGCCTGTAAGCTTATCAACCAAAGCCAATAGTGTAGCCTTAGAAATCCAGACGTTTAGTTTCTTAACCATTCCGTCAATATCCTCAATGACTTTTGTTCCGTCTGAAGAGCCACCATCTTTAGATGCTAAAGAGATGACATTTGGCTGAGCCCAATGAATACTTGAATTTGTTTTCTCGCTTGTCCAAGTGCCGCCTGAAAGCAAGTCGAGAACTCTAACTGCCTTTGCATTTGTCAAGAAATCAGTAAGTGTCCATTGAGATGCATCTGTAATAATACCCTTCGTTGCCAACTTATCCAAGGCAATCTTTTGAGGATTTTCTGCTTGAACAGTAATTCCTCCGGCAACAGCAAATTTAATTTCATCAAGTGGATAATATCGACCAGGACAATTACTGTCGCCGATTTCTCTATGTCCAACTATCTTTGCATTTGGATAATAATTCTTTTTAAGATATTGACATAACTCGATAATAGATTTCTTTTGTGCTTGTGGCATTGTCTTTTCTTTTGTATGATAATCACCTTCAGCACAAATGCCAATAGAACAACTGTTCATACCTTGAACGTGAGCACCAACCACATCAAGCGGACGACCACGATAAATTGTGCCGTCCTTACGCACAAAGAAATGATAACCGATGCCTGTCCAACCATTTGAGACGTGCCAACTGTGTATATCTTGTGGAGTACATTTAACTGCTTCTGCGTGATGTAACGCTATAAAATCTGTGCGTGAACGCTTTGTAAAGCCACCGTGCCATTTATAAGCAACTTCAATTATATTCATAGCAATCTTCCTTTCTTTAATTTTTGCACAAAAAAAGAACATTCGTATAGAATGAATGTTCTTTTATTTATCACTGTTAGGCGTGGTATATGTAAGTGCCGTTTTGCTATCTGTAATGCCTGTTGTAGTTGGGTCAATAATAGCATTATAAACACTCGTTGCCATCAACAGCAATACATATGGATTAGAAAAAGCTGTCAATATTACATTGCCTACTGCTTGCCATGTGGTTAGATCTTGCGCCGTAATTCCCATATACCCAAGTACAGGAACAAAAATAGCAACTACAATTTGTACCCAAAACATCGGATTTTTAATTCTTACTTTCCAGTTAATGTTTGTCATAATAAATTCCTCCTCTTAGAATGTTAATAACACTTCTATTTCTCCATCTGAACCATCAATAGATGCAACACATTTTTTTGTCACTTTACAAAATGCTTTCTTTAAAGCTGGTATATCTTGCGATAACATATACCCAACCTCATCATTATAAGGTAATTTGCCACTTAATGTGACACCATCAGGATAATCTATGTCATCTTGTCTATCGTTATTCAGTATAAATACTTCGTCCACATCACTTTTTATTAGTTTTCCGAAATACCAATCTTTAGCTGCCAAAGTGGAATATGTTGTTATGTCAGGGTGTAGTGCATAAATAAGAGTTCCTACTTCGCTTTGATTCTTTGAAGCATTATCGACAACTTCATTTATAGAATTAATAATACAATTTTTGTCAACGGTTTTTAGCATATCCAATGTTTGATATGGTAATGCTATTTTTTCAGAATTAATACACCAATCACAATCATAATTACTAATTACATATTGACTTGCCGGTTCTTCAGAAGAATCATTATAAACAACGTTTACTGTATAATAACATAAACTAAACTTCCACACTCTTGTTTCAACAGCATCTATAGTGTCTTGAGAAATTATTGAATTAGATGTTGTAAATTCTAAATGTTGCGTATCAAAATTAAATTCGCAATTAATATATGTCTTGTTTCTTGTAATAGGAATAAAAGAAACACTTGTCGTATTGTAAGGAAGATACCCCTTTTTTACAGTATTATCAAAAGGAATAATACCTTTGTCAAAAGTAATCTTGACTTCTTCTGAAGTTGTAGGATTTGTTAATTTTGGGGCTGGCAATGTTAAATTCATAATATTACCGCCAACTGTCCACACAACTTGTTTACCATATACATCATCCCTAAGTCCTTCCGCCAAATCAATCATTTCAAGATTATCACCACTTGCATATTTATCAATAGCACTTCTCACATATTCTGTGGTTGCAACTTGTCGTGAATTATTTGATACAGACGGAGTAGGTGCTGTTGGTATTCCTTCAAAATGTGGAGAATTAATACTTGCATAATTTGAATAATCAAAACTGCCTGTCAAATTGCCGATATATAACCAATTATGATTGCCATTATCATCTCCTACACAGAAATACACTGAGAATGTATTAGAATTCAAATAAAAATCGCCTACATTTGCAGAAATGTCATTATTGGCAACATCATTTACATTTGTTGTATGGGTTAATAGTGTACCATAGTGCCATATACCGGTTGTTGTTGTATTTTCTAATTGTTTTTTTATTGTGCCTATAGAATTGTTAATTGAAGTATCAGAGGCTACTAATTCATTGATTGCTTCTAAAAATGAATTTTTATTTTTTGTAGCCAATGATGTCAAAGTATTCAATCCATCAAAATACATTCTTCTTGCATACATTTCAGAAATTGTTGCTTTCATATATGTTACATCCATCTTTGCAAAATTTCCTGGTTCAGGCTGTTCTGTAACTTCCAAATCAAGCTTGCCTGTTTCGGTTGAATAAAGAAGATTTATATATTTTTCTCCTTCTTCACCTTTTTCCGCCGAAAATGTTGCAGAAATTGATTCTGATTGAATAGTTAAACCATCCATAAGAATTTTATTTTTTACAGTTTCACCATCTATTGTCACATACCCATTGCCATATGATGTATTAATACTTATAATTAAATCTGCTTTTTCAAGACTATGGGTTATTGTGTGTGTGCTTATCCCTGTACCATACAAGGTTGTTTTATCTGCTTTAGAAGAAAGTGTTTCATTAATAGATTGAACATCAGATTTTCGTTCGCTTGTTTCGGTCGAAATTAAGGTGTTCAGTGATGAATCATTATTTTGTCTTTCTTGTGTTTCATCTTGAACATTTTTAACAATTTGAGCAATTTTATCCGTTATCCCATTCAGTGCTTTTCTTACAGTTGTAGCTTGTGGAGGATAGGTACTATCTTTATCTAAAGTATCTACAACTTCATTTTCCATTACTGCATTGTTAATAGCATTAATCAGTTGTTGCTTAAAATCTGCATTATCATCATTTGTGTCAATATCTTTGATTACGTTAATAAGGTCTCTTAACTCTTCAAGTTCATTTGTTTCAAATGATTGAACCAAGTTCAATAAGTTTTGAATAGTCACACCTGCTTGAATAAAAATATGTGCATCTTTTTTTAAATCAATATGTGCCATTTAATCACTCCTTTCTACCAAATATGATAATCTACACTAAATGAAGCAGAGTCATAAGATAGAGCATATGGGTTTCCAGAATTAGATACCTTAATGCAAATGGTATCTCCCATTAAATCAACCTGTTGAACTTTTTGGCTGCCATATGAATTAGTATGAATAAGTGGGTTAAACAAAGAATTGAGTTTATTCCCATCATACCAAAAGAAGATTTGAGATTTTGGGTCATTAGTTGTTTGGTCACTTAGTTTAATATTTATAACTCCACAATGTTCTTTCGATTTGTCAAATGGAATAGATATATTTCGTATTGTGTCATTTTTATCTCCACTAAAATCCCAGCTTGAATTTTTCAATGTACTATGTCTGCCCACCATAACTTTATCTACATATCCTTGAATATATTTTTGAACATAATCTTCAATTGCACTTTTAAATTCACCCATCAGCGTAACATTGCTTGTGTCTATATGTAAATCAGCCATTATTTATCACCGTCCTTTTCTGTTTGACATAAATATTCACTTCTTGAACCAAATGTTTGTCCAATATATTTCTTTAATCCTTGATTACTTATATACATCCTGACAAAATCATTTGGTTTGATTTTTATATTTGTATAGTTAGGTATATTTTCATATACTTCTTTTGTAGTTGTATCTTTCAATGTTGCGTGCAATCCATCGTCAGAAACACTTTGTACTTTTAAATCCTCAAATGTTTCAATATTCTGATTTTTTAAATATGTTGAAACTTCACTTTGAATAATTTGACGTATCATATTTACATATGCAATAACTGTTTCATCATTAAAATCTATTTTTTCTTCTTCATTTTTCATTTAAAAAATTACCTCGTTAATATTTGTCATTGTCAAAGATGTCGTTGCACCACTATCCATACTCATAGAAATAGAGTCAATGACATAGTTTTCGTTGTTAATACCCAAGCTTGGATAATTAACCATCACTGACTGGTTAACATCGAATATAGGATTATATGTACATGATAAATTTAATGTTTTTGTGCCACGGCTAAAATTAATCAATTCGTACATTGCTCGTGACATACACAATGAATCAGCATATAGCTTACTATCACTTATAACTTCTGGTATTTCGCCATTGTATTGAATACAATAGTCTGATTTTAAATTCTTGTTCTCGGCGATAGCACTGAATTGATAACCATTAGCAATAGCACCTTTAACAACAACTTTATTTCTGACTTGTGATGTATTATAAACAACATTTGCCGACACAATATCTTTGTCGTTTTCCTCAAAACGATATACAACAGGGAAGTTAGATGATATAAACTCATTGACATTAGAACTAACAACCATATTGCCAAATTCATTATAGTAAACATCAGAAGAAATTGTTTCACCCATACTTGTAAATATCTCACTGACTTTTGTACCGGCATCTTGCTTTATAGTGTAATATGTATTAATGTCCGTATATTCACTATTAAAAATAATTGGTTTTAAGTCAAATGGTTTGCCATTTCCTCTGTCGCTTGCCAATAGAGAAGTAAAAGCATTCTTCATTGGAACACCAACAGGAATGATTGTTTTTAAACTCGTCGTTCCATAAACACTGCCATCGAATAAGCCAAACTTATCACATAATGATAATGAGATTGTTTGGTTTGAATTTTCTCTTGATAATGTAGGGTCTTTAAAAACAAATACTCCTTGTTGTTTCCAATATATTGTGTCACCAATAACAATACCAGAATCAAATCTGAATTTGCTTCCCGTCCATATTAGTCCCTTGATCGGCTTAGGCTTCCACTTATTATCTATATTTGCAAGAGTAATATTCATTGTACGTCTTTGACCAGTCTGATATGTAATACTTAAACTCGCCGACATTAAATCATCGCTTGCGTCCATTGATATGTTTTCATCTTCGTCCAACAAATACAATCTAAAAACAGGTATAACTATATCAGCTTTGAACACTTTGAGCATTCTCTCAAAACCAAGTTTGCTGAACGAATTTAGATATACCTGTTTTGTTATATTTGCAATATTAATATTATGGATACTGTCAACTACATATCCGTTCTTGTATATGTTCATATTAAACCACCGTCCAAAAGGGGAGAAACAAGGTATTCGTGATATTTATTATTCGAATCAACTTCAACGGTATCTTTCAACAAAGCTCCTTCGCTATCCGCTAAATATTCATAATACAATGGATTAATCGGCAATGTCATACCCAACACATCAACCGTATCAATATCATTTAACTGATTAAATGTGAACGTAACAGAAACATCGTGATTGTCATTTGTATCATATTGAAATGTTGGATTAGCATCTGTATCTCCAATAGTAATCAAGCCTCTCAAGTCTATAAGCATTTTTAAACTGTTGCTTGACACAAAATTCTCCCAATTTATAATGTCGTCATAAGTATCTATATATTGACTATCACCTGAGCAATCTATTTTGCCAAGTAATCCTGTAATAGACATCGTTCTTTGCTTTCGATTGCCGCCAGTCGCTTTGCCATAGGCATTTTGGGTCTGATAAAATGTCTTATCCGTATTCAACGTGTAACCGTCATTAGTTAAATTAATATCTAATTGCCATATATTATCTTCGTCAATAGTATAAGTATTATCTTCTTCTGTAGGAATAAGTCCGATTACAGAGACTGTTCCTCTATGTAGTTGGATTTTATCCGATACAAGAGGAGAGATTGTTTTGACATTTACTTGCACACCATTAACGTCCATTGTATTATTACAAATACCAAAAATATAATATTGGTAATCACATAAATCTCCAACAGTGAAATCTTCTATCACACGTTGAGTAGGATTTTCAGTTTGACATACTTTATGTAACGTATCTTGTTCGCCCAACGTTTTATAAACTTGAAAATGGTCGATATTTTCATATGAACCGTCAAAATTACTTCCCAATAACGTATCATTAAAGTTTGCCAACAACTTTGTATCAGCATTCCAACTATAATTCCCATATGCTTGTGTTAATGTCTCTTTTAAATCATCAGAATGAGAGCCTTCGTCAATACCAAAAGCATTGTATGTAACTCCGCCGAACAATTTCACTTTTGCCATTAACTATCACCTCCCGCAGTCTTACTGTCTTTTTGAGACATATTTTTAAAATAAACATTTTCAGTTTTTGTATCTATAATTACAAGCCATGTTTGTTCGCTTAAAGGTGTTTCAGTGTGATAATACAAGTCATCACCATAATTTATTTCACCGTTCATATACAAATAAGGAACAGAATAGTTTACTGTTTCTTTTGCCATGGCTTCATTTATTGCTTTCTTCTTATCTCCGATAGTCATATTGTCCCAATTTTCATATGGGGTAAACACTCGTCCGTATGAAGAATACCCTGTACTTGGATTTTTTACTGATAGATAAAAAGTCACACCATCCCACTTTAATGCAGTTGTTGTTCCATCATCCTCTGTAACTTCAAATATTGTACCGGTATAATCAGAGTCAATCCTAAATGTTGTATATATTGTACTCTTGCCAAACGATAATTCCTTTTCACCGTCTACAAAATCATATGTCAAAGAGTTGCCTTTATCCAAGTGACATACATTATTAGAGACAGTCAATGTAGTATCTATTTTATCAGTATCCTCATTATATGCAAGAAACTGATGTCCACCTTCAATTTCTTCATTTGCAGTAATAGAATGTAATTCACTGAAATCAACAATTAAAGAATTATGTTTTCTGTATTCCTCAATTTTAATGTTCATAGGGTAGGAGATAGAATTATACTCTGCTTTAATATAAATTATTTTTTCAAATGTAGAACCAACACTATCTGTTAAAGACAATGTTAATCTATACTCATTTCCACTGATAAATTTATCATATTGCCAATCTATATTGGTTGAATATATGTTGTTTGAATAAGAAACAGTTGAATATTTTGTATCCGATTCACGTCTTTCTAAAAGAAAACTATAATGACTAACACTTATTCCTTCGGATTGTAAATACTCACCAGTGATATGCAAATTGCTATATGATAAGGATAGGGGAGCAAGTTGCGTGTTTTCAGATAAATCTATCTCTCTTGTTACATTTGTTCCGTTCACACTTGTAAAGTTTTCATATAAATTAATTACAGGAGGTGTGTTTGTGTCGAAATAATATTGGTCTGTATCTATGTAATTACAATATATTGTATATGTATCATTGACAGAAACCTTAAGTTTACCACTTACAACCGCATAACCAAATTTAGGTTCACCATATGTATCTAAATCATCCGTTGAGTTGAACCATTTGACTGTCTTGTCGCCTCTCTCAGGGTCTTTTTTATATGCGTCATATTTTGGCAAAAAGTAATAATATTTTTTGATTTTTGCAAACGTATTCCCAACCTTAATATAGTAGTTCGCATTTTCATCATATCGTGTCCATAATTCTTTGTGTGGATTATCATCGGAAGTTTTGGTTAATGTACAATCCTTAAAATACATTTGCGTATGAGGATTTATCTTTAGAATTCGATTCCCATTCATTTCAGAACTATTCAAACCGTAATATGTTCCTTTATTAGATCCTGCGGACTCAGCCCCTGATAAAATTTCCATAACAGTACCTTTACCAATCCAAGAAGACGGCACATAATTAGACTTGGTATCGTCCTCATTAAACTTGGTATCGTCCTCATATATTCTCATCTTCCAAGTATACATTTCACCGGCGGCGAATGAAAACGTGGTTTCATCACTTGTTCTATTGCTGTCCGATTTGTATATCTTATATGTTGGAATGTTATTCTTAATAGGGTATGTAACCAACGAACTATAATTATTTTCTTGCAAATTTTGTATATCAAAATTATCAAAGTAATATTCATAATTGTTGTCATCTATCATTAATCGTGCTTTTGCAATCTTTCCGCTTGATTGTAATTCACATTGAAAATCAACTTTCTCATTTGGATTTACAACTTCTGCGTGTGGATATTGCAATGCTGGTTTTCTAAGCAAATGTTTCACCGTTACTGAAAACTTATAAAAAGTTATAAACCTTTATGTTTCATTCCTACTTCATCGTATATGCTTTTGACATGATTTCTCATAATCTACTCGCAAGTTCTTGTACACTCCATAGGCATAAATTCCTGACTAACGTATCAGTACATATCTGTAATAACTTGAAAGTGTTATGCTACAGATTGTTGTTTTAGGACATTTTCTCCATACTGTTTTAGATTCAAAGCCGCCTGATAATCTCTATCAATTACATTTCCACATTCACATTTGTAAATACGGTCAGACAACTTTAAATCTTTTTTAATACTTCCACAACAACTACATAATTTAGAACTTGGAAAAAATCTATCGGCTATAACAACTGGTATATTGTTCCACATAGCCTTGTATTCAATCTGTCTTCTAAATTCATAAAAACCTTGCTGTTGTACTGCTTTGGATAAATGTTTATTCTTCATCATTCCACTTACATTCAAATCTTCAATACAAATGAAACTTGGTTCTCGTTTCACTATCTCAGATGTTGTTTGGTGTAAATAGTTTTGACGAACATTTGTTAGTCTGTGATTTAGTTTTAAAAGTTCTTTTTCTCTTTTTATAATGTTACTTGTTTTACAGTAATTTGCTCCTTTCTTATTTTTCTCATATTTTCTTGATATGGAACGCTGTAACCTGCGTTTTTTCTTTTCTAATTTCTTTACCGTTTGCGTTTTGTTTATGTTCTTGTATGTATTGCCATCAGAACATATTGCTAAATGCTTTATTCCTAAATCAATTCCAATACCTTCATTTGATGGAAGAGTAGTATTATCATTAACTTCAATACCAATTGACACATACCAATATAATCCGTCATAAGTAAAACGTGGATTCATGTATTTACAGCCAGTTGGTATTCTTCCTTTTTCACAAAGTTTAATCCAGTTTAACTTTTGTTTATTCTGTTTTTTACTCATTGAAAAACTTTCAACTTTCACATGGGTATCGGTAAACTGAATTTTTATATTGTCTTGATAAAAAGATGGAGTAGAGTGTTTCTTACTCTTAAATTTAGGATATTTACATTGTCCTTTGAAGAATCTCTTATAAGTATTACAAGCATCTTTAATTGCTTGTTTTGTTACATTATTGCTTACTTCATTCAGCCATTGATATTCAGACTGTTTCTTTAATTGTGTAAATTCTTTTCGCAATTCACTATCTGATAAAAATTTGTTCCCTTGCTTATAATTATCCTGTTCTCTTGAAATAGCCCAATTATAAGCAAATCTAGCACAGCCTGCATATTGAAACAACTTAGTCGATTGTTTATTATTTGGATTCAATCTCACTTTTATTGACTTTATCATTTGATTCACCTTCTTCCTCAATTAATTCTTTTACTAATTTTCTAGCTTTATTTGCACGTTTACCTTGTAATTTACAACTAAAAACTGTAATTATTTGAACTAAATCTTCTACAAGTTCTTGTTGCTCTGATTTTTCTGTGTTATCAATAATTTCTATATCACAGTTATATAAACTTGCGATATATTCGACTAATTCAAATCCAAATCTTAACAATCTGTCTTTATAAAGAACCACAACTTTTTCTACTTTATTTTGAGATATGCGTTTAATCAGTTCTTTCAGTCCTTTTTTCTTATAATTGATTCCAGAACCTATATCAGAAATAATTTCATAAGGTCTTCCTTGTGCATTTAGATACAATTTCATATTCTCTATTTGTCTTTCCAGATCATCTTTTTGTTTATTGCTTGAGACTCTACAATATCCAATGACAATTCTATCTAAATTAGGTTTTATGTTCATAACCTGATTTAACTGTTCATGAGAATAATATCTGTATCCATTACTAGAAGTATGGTGAGGATGAAGTTTACCATTTGCGTCCCAATTTCTAAGTGTTTGTGCTGATACTCCTAAAATTTTTGAAAATTTATTGATAGAATAGTATTTACTCATAATTAAAATCTCCCTATAATGTTTATACCTAATTCTATCATTAAAAGTTATAAAAGTAAGCATATATTTATAACTTTTTATAACTTATAACAAACAGTTACATTCCTCCTTAAATTTTTGCAATAAAAAAACAGCTACGCAATATAACGTAACTGTTTATTAGTGGTTTGTATTGTTTTTAATTGTAGCAATATAAACTGTTCATATATTTATTTTGTTGCCTTAACTTTTAAATTATTATCTCCGTCTATCTTGAAGGTAAAATCATGAGTGTTCATATAATTTACCCAATTCATATAATCTTGATTGACCGTATTTCTTACTAGTGGTTTGGTTGTAACTATTGGCTTTTCACTCTTTATAGCATATACTCCCATGACAATTCCTCCTTTTATAAATAATTTGAACTATATCTTTCAAAAACATTTATTTAATAATATTATATGCATTTCAACGCAAGTTATAATCACTATACTTTTATTCATTTCGATTATATAATCGCATAAAATTTCTATTACTATTATAACCGATTTTTTTCAAAAAATCAATACCAATCCACGAAATTCCTTGATTCAACCAATAAAAAAACAGCATTAGACAGTCACTCCCAAAAAGGGAGCAACCATCTAACTTATAACTTATATTTTCGTGTTCTTTATAATAGGATATTGTGATTTGACTTTATCTGTCAAAGAATCTACAAAAGCATTTGCGTCCGGAACAGGGTCAGTCACATTTATATCGCCCGTAAACGTAATGCTTTCAGTAGTTGACGTTGAATTGTTAGTTGTAGGCATTTGTTGAGGAGATTGCTTAAAGATAGAAACTTGGTCAATAAAGTTTTGAGGATTCTTTGCAAATTCCCACAATACATCAGTCGCTTCATTATCAAAGACCATATCGCCAGCATTAAGCATAGAATAACGACCGACAGACAACTTTCTTAACTTAGCCTCATAACCATCCTCATCAGTAATCGCAAGACCACCTTTAGCCGACTTTGTTCCAGTTGCATAATGGGCAGTAGCAATAGAACCAACAGACGGCAAATTAGCATTATACTCTTCAATCTTATTTGTTATCATTTCAGACAATTTAATGCCTAACTGTTCATTCAATGCGGAAAGAAGTTTTGTATTGTCTTGACCGGTAGATAACAACATATCAGCCAAAGCAATATATTCTTCATGAGATGCATGCCAACTGTCAAAGAATATAGCTTCTTGTTCAGTCAATCCACCATTCTCTTTACAGAAGTTTTCAATATCACTGTAATCTTGTGAAAAATCATTTGTAAACATCTGTGCCCCAAAATCACTTGTTTGTTCGTAATCTAAACCACTGCTATAAATCTTTAGATTTCTTGCAAGTTCAAGTCTTTGAGCTTTTGCACGGTCTTCAGCTGACAAATAACCATTCTGTTTCTTTGCTAATTCATAATATTTCTCCAATTCAGCAGCATAATCAACAATATTTTCAGCTTGTTCAGTTTGCTTTCTTTGAACTTTTGCATCACCATTTGCACCCATATGATAGTCATATTCTTTACCACCATATTCAAACATATCTGAGTATTGAACACTATTAGGGTCTGACTTATCCTTTAAATTATGTTGATTTTCATTTATATTTGCAAACCTCTTGTAATAATCTTCAGAAATAGCACCTGATTCATACAGCTCTTTCCATCTGTCGATATTTCCGTAATGGTCATTATTATAATCCCAACCTTCGCCAAGTTCAGTGTCGGTCAGTCCATAAACTTGCCCATAAAACGAATCGCCAGAAGTAGAATAATCGTTCATCCATTTGATGTGATTATCACTCAACATAATATTAGAAGCAATAAGAGCATCTAATGAATCTAAAGTTTCTGCATGACGTAACTTTTCATCATCATTAAGATTATTCAACTCACTTATGTAATTTTCATTTGCAGAAATCATCTTTTGAGTTAAATCACTCTGACGTTCTATATCACGCACATTCTCATTTTCAACATTAGACTGAACAAGATTATCCAACGACAATTGGGCTTTAGTTGACTCTAATTGGGCATTATATAGCTTTTCAGGGTCAGCAACATTAACCCATCTGTCGCCGACAAGAATACGAGTATCACGTTCTTTCAAAGTATTTTGCAATTCTGCATTTTTCTTTGTAAGGTCAAGATTTTGTTTGGCGACTTCTAATTGTTCTTTTAATTCTTCTACTTGTCGATTATATTCGTTCGTAATCTGTTGTTCTTTATAATATTCTTCCGGTTTTAATTTAGCAATATCGGCTCTATACTTTTTGTACTTACGAGCAACTTCAGCATTTAGAGAATCAATCTCACTCATCATTTTAGAATAATCATTTTCGTTAAACAACAATTCTCTTGTATCATCATCTAACCACTGAGAAAGATTTTTATTTGCAATAAGTTCACTTTGATAATCCAAAGCAGCATCTCTCAATGATTGCTGGAATGAATACTGTTCTTGTAATGCAGAAGTAATAGCTTTCTCTTTATTCAAACGAACGTCTAAGATTTTATTAAGCTTTTCATAACGACTGGTTTCTAACTCAATCTTTTGATTTGCCTCTTCTTGCTCTTGGTCTTGAATTTCATTATTTAAGTTACGAATGTTTTCAGTACCTTCAAGATATACTTGAGAATTTTTCTGCATTTCAGAAGCAAGTTGCTTAAAGACCTGAACTAAGTCACTTCCACCAATACCCTCCAATAACTCAACAGTTTCATTATATGCTGCATCATTAAAGCTACCGTCCGCATTATATAGCTCACTCATCTTAACATTTTCTAAGACTGTTTTTCGTTGTCCCGTAGCATTTTCGTATATTTCTTGATTAGCCTTATGGGCAGCGTCTACACGTTCTTGTTCAATGTCACGTTCCTTTTTCATACTCTCGGTAATTTCTTTTGCAAGTTTGGCTTTTTCTTCATCATCGGTTGACCTATTGTATTGGTCTTGAAGAATATTTCTATCATACTGCAACATACCGGTTTCACGAGTATATTTAGAATCTCTGTTACTGATGTCTTGAAGTTTACGTTCAGTAATTTGCTCCATAGTATCGGCATAATTTGACTCAATCTCGTCTATATTCTCATTGATGTCTTTAAGTTCATCTCTTGCTTTTTGAGCTAATTCAGCCGTAGGTGCGTCTTGAATAAGCTTTTTTAGAACTTCCGATTTATCTTTTAAAGCATCAAGAGCGTCTTTCATATTATCAGCAACAAGTGTTTGTTGAGTGATAAGAGATTCCGTTGCTTTCTTTGAAGCCTCATCAGCAAACTTAAAATAGTCACTCATATAGTTGCCGTCAGTCGGATGTTCTACCCATTTCTTAAAACGTTCTTTAAAGTCAGATTGCCAAGAATCATACTTATCCTTTTCAGCATAGTATTTTTCATAGAAATCTTCACTATAAGAATTCAATATATTAGATAAATCATCTTCCGCCCATTTCTCATAATCGGCGAAGTCTTTCGCATAATCCTTAAACTGCATAAGAATATCAGAAGTGATTGTATCATCATCGCCCCAACTGTCAGTCAGCTTATCAATGGCTTCAAGTGTTGGTAAGTCAAGCTTTTTAATATCATCAGACAATACACCACTGTCTAATTTGCTCTCAATACTCTTTAGTGTTTGATTTATCTTTGATGTATTTTCTTCTGCTTTACGTTCTTCGGCAGTTTGTTCCTTTTCTTCGTCTGTATTATCGGCATTGACACTGACTGATGTATTACCATTCTTTAAGAACTGTACGGGCTTTTTATCACCGCCATACTTCTTAATCTGAGCATAATCATCGGCATTAATAACAGGGAATGGCTTATCAGAAACAAACACTTGCGAAGTACCGTCACCTAACGGAACAAGATTACCTTTTTCGTCAATAGTTGCTTCTGGCTTATTATGTTCATTCACTTGTGCGATTGTGCCAGCAGAAACAATACCACCTTTTTCTTTTTGAGTAAACGGAACATCAAAACTATAATTACTTTGCTTTTTGTCACCTAAAGACTTTACATTGCCAACTTTAGTAGCCGATGTATGAGTGTTAGTCTTAAATGTACCATAAACTTGTTGAAGCTTAGACATAAACTCTTGCATTTTTTGAGTTAATACAGACGTACCACCAACATCAGGCATATCAGAGAAATCAAAACCTTCCAAACTACCTAAATTTTCAATCATACTAATTGCATGATTCAAATTGCCGTAAGGTGGTGTACCGCCATTAGCTTTATAAGCAGGAGCAATAGCTGATTTCTTAACTTCAAATTCAACAATATCCATGCCATTATTATGACCGTATTTGTTGGCTGGATTATTATCATACCAAGTATATTGTTGCGACTTTTCGTCCATGATAATGCCGTAATAAGCACTACCATCATCTTGCGTTACTCTAATCACATCTCCAGCTTTACCAAAAGTAGATGTCATAGCAACAAGACGAGCACCTTTATATGTATAGATACCGTTTTCATCAGTAGACAAATTGCCACTGTCTAATAACTTTTTAAATAATTTCCATGCATTTGATGAAGTGTCCCAATATCCTAATTGTGAACCTAAATAACCATTTTCGTCAAAAGCAGTATATGAATGTGATTTACCTTTGCCTGTACCAAAATCATTTGTATCCCACGATTGTTGAACTGTATTATTTGTTATACCTGAATTATTACTTCTTGAAGAATTATTATTTCTACTGTCATTAACTCTATTCTTAACTCTGTCTATACCTAAAATTCTTGATATAGCATCTTTGGCATTCGGTGTACCTTTGGCATAAGCATGACGCACATTACCATTTAAAATTCTCTTTGTATCAGCATAAGGAATAACAGTATCGCCTCTGTCAAGATTAACAACTTGTGTGCCGTTTAACCCTGTCAGATAAGCTTTGCCTGTTTTTTGTCTGATAAGAATTTCAGGTGTAGGATAATTTAATCCTCTTACTTCTGCTTCATCGCCAAGTTTAGCAAGTCCCGGCAACGCACCCTCTGTACCTTTATAGTAACGTCTTGCACCAAGATACGCATTTTGTCCGTAAGAATTAAAGTCAACTTCTTTAACAACGTCACCCTTATGAGGTGCGTGAATCATTTTACCATTGCCTTCATATATTCCTACATGAGTTGCTTCTGTTCCGCCACTCCAATTATAGAATACCAAGTCACCTGCTTGAAGTTGACTCTTATCAACTGCTTGACCTGACGCAAATTGTTCTTGAGAAGTTCTCGGTATTGACTTACCGTTCTGTGCTAATACATACTGTGTAAATCCCGAACAGTCAAAGCCAGACGGTGAAGTGCCGCCCCATTGATACGGTGTACCAAGAAATGATTTTGCAGTATTAATTATTTCATTATCACCTTGAGGGTTAGTTTGAGAATTACCAGACAAAGCACCATTATTAACATTGATAGCAAAGTTCATCTGAACCTCCCACGACTAAAGTCGTAGGGTTCTCGGTCAATAGTTCCCACGAACTAAGTATCACCGAGCTATCCCCGCAGTTCCTACGGTTCTTATATATTACTTAAATATTTAATATCCTTAATCCCTCATTCAAAATATTAATAGCTGCATTTACATCTCTATCTAATTCTGAATGACATTCTGGACAAATCCAATTACGAACATTTTCATCTTTCTTACCGTCTTTATGTCCACAACAATGACATACCTGTGATGACGGATAATATCTATCTATAACTGATAGTTTCTTTCCGTACCATTGTGATTTATATGTTAACATTCTACGGAATTCAGACCATGATACATCACCAACACGTTTGTTTCTTAGTGATGAATCAGTTTCTCTCATAGATTTAACATCTAAATCTTCAATACAGATCACATCAAAATTTTTCACAATGTTTGTTGTTAACTTATGTAAGAAATCATTTCGTTGATTTGAAATATGTTTTTGCAATTTTGCAACTTTGATTCTTGCCTTATTCCAACGATTACTACCAATTGTTTTTCTTGATAATTCTCGTTGCAATTTGGCGAGTTTTCTTTCTGACTTTTCGTAAAATCGAGGATTTTCAATTTTAGCACCATTAGATAATATAGCGAAATCTACAATACCTAAATCTATACCAATATTCTGACTTGTCTTTTCGTATTGTACAAATTCAACATCTGTACAACATAACGAACAGTAATATTGTCCATTTGATTCTTGTGATATTGTGGCATTTAAAATTCGTCCTTGTGGAATTTGTTTATCTCTTACTTTTACTAATCCAAGTTTAGGAAGTTTAATATGCTTATTTTCAAAACGAATATTATTGTTTGTACAACTTGTTCTATAAGATTTATGTCTGTCTTTCTTTGATTTGAATTTAGGATAACCAGAATGTTCTTTAAAAAACTTCTGATATGCTATGTCTAAATCTTTTAACGATTTTTGTAAAGAATCTTTATCTGGCTCTTTTAACCAAATCAACTCTTTCTTTAATTGAGTTAAATCTTTAGAACACATATTGTATGTAAATGTTGCCTTGTCCTTTTCATAATATTCTTTTCGTTTATTAAGATAATAGTTATATACAAATCTACAACATCCAAATGTCTTTTGAATTAATTCTTCTTGTTGTTTATTTGGATAAATTCTATACTTATAAGCTTTTTCAGCCATAATATCACTTCCTTTCACTTAATTATTCTCCGTTTAAAAAGTGAAAGGTTATTAAGTTTTAAATAATATATAAGAACCGTAAGATTCTTTAATCGTATTAGAGGTTGTCGTTCACATAGAGTCGCTAATTCTATGCATCCTTATCTACCTTATTGTTTAGTAGTAGGTATCTTACATTTTCATGTAAGCACAGACTATATCTTCACCCTCACCATTATGTGTTAGGGGTTACTCACTTCGGAACGCTTGTTCCTACTTCCCTCAAGAGGAATAGTCGTTGAAGGCTCTCTTTCGAGATTCCCTGCTGATTATCCATTATTAAAGTGTTTAGGATTTAACCTTGCACCATCTATTCAATTTTTTCTACTTTCGTAACGTTCACGCTTACACCTTTTAAGGTATTACGTTGTAGTTTGAATAGCTTTAGGAATTTCCAGCAATTTCGAGTAATATTGGATGCCATAAGCACCACTACACGCAAGTTTCCCTACGTGCTGACTATTTCGTAAATGTTCACTTACTCATGACTAAAGTCACGAGTGTGCGTTCACGATTTAATCAACTGTATTTTCACCAAATACTTCATTCATTAATGATATGATTTCTTGTATCTTATTAGCAATTAACACTTGCAATGCGTTCCAAGATTGCTCCGATATAGACGGTGCAATTATTTGTAGTGACTGAATAGCCCTTGCACCATTGGCAGCAATGGTTTTAGCATCTGTCATATATTGCCCAATAGTATCATTCATACTATTCCAAGAAGATGATAACAAAGTCAATGCTTGTAGCGGATCATCTTGTACAAATTTATCCCAAGCGTCTTTGCCATTAATACCTGCTTGTTGCAACAGAGAAGTTACGTTGCTATCAAGCAAATCCCAACTACTCATTCCACCATCTTGCATTAGGTTAAATGCTTGAAGTGAATTATTTGAGTCTTTTATCCAATCAGTCCAATTATCTGCATTTACATTCAATTCAGACAATTTATTCTGCAATTCATTCGGTAAATCGTCCCAAGCTGAATTTTGCAAAATAAGTCCAACAACCGAATCTGAAAGTGTACTCTTATCAGCTTTGTCAAGTGACTGCGATGTCATATTAACGATAGTGTTAGACAAATCTTTGTACATCTTCTTATCAGTCAAACTGTTCTTGAATGCATTTTGTACGGCACTAAATTTTATATTGCCTTTTAAAGCATTAAACTCATTGTTGATTTCCGCAATAGTTTCTTCAACCATTGCTTGTACGTCAACATCTGAATACAATGCTTGAGTAGATAATGTGTTATATGGAATAGGTGAGAATGAAACATTTGTATTACCTTGTGCAAACTTGTCAACCGTTGCAGATTGAATATTTTCAATAGGCTGATAGAAATACTTCATACCAGTATATTTAATGATATTCTGCAAGTCTTTTGCATTGACAATGCGAGTATTCGGAGGTAATTCAGATAGTTGTGCTTCATTATTGAATAGATGAAGTTTGCCGTCTTGTCCTATATACGCTTCTTGTCCTGCATATGCTCCCGTACCGTCACCTGTGATTGTAAGTCCTTGTGATGTTGTACCGCCTTTGGCATAGAAATTAACTGAACCTGCTGGATATAACTCTGTTGAACCATAAAAAGCATGGACAGATCCATCAGACCAAACCTTAAAAGTATTTGGTAAATTATAGTCTGATATATTCATTTTACCAAAAGCTATTTCTTTTCCATTGCTTTTATAATAGACTTTACCATCATTACCAACATGGGCACTTGTTATATTTTTCTTCCCTTTAGTTACAGTTGAAGAATTATTATTAGTGTTTTCACTTTTACTTGACGGTTGATATGGGGAAGTTGGAGTTGACAAATATGGGCTCCAAGACTTTTTAGAATCAGATGGTTCAAATTGAGAATTAAGAGCATCTTCTTTTTCTTGCTTTGCTTGCGCCCAAGCATCTTTAACCGACATTGCAGCATTAACTTGTCTACCAGCCGAACTTTCTGCTTCATCAGCAGTATTCATATACTCATCGCCAATATTCTTAACACTGTCTGAAACCTCAATATTTTGACCTATAACGTCATTAATCTTATCTTGATAGTCCTCATAAGCTTCTTGAAGTTCTTCTTGATATTCTTGACGTTGCTTTTCACGTTCCTCTTTTTCTTCCGCATAAGACATATCTGTTGCTTTCTTACGGATTTTAGCAATAGCGTTTTGATAACGTTTTTCTTCCTTGATAAGCTTATTATTTTCTGCTCTCTGCTTAGTAACCTTGTCTTTTGAGATAGATGGTAGGAGAGTAGCCGACCAAAAACCATCACCCGACAATGAACCATTCTTAATAACATTAAAGGTATTATCCAAAATACTCTTAGCATTGTTTACTTGTTCAACAGTAGCACTTGCAGATTCGCCCAAATAATCTGTTGCTGTTTCAAACAATGAATTTCTATACTCAATGATATTCTTTTCATTTTCAAAGAAACTGTCAGATAAGCTTTCAAGTCTTGAAGCAAGTTCTTCTGCTTCATCTGCCGTTTGTGGCTCAATAGCCAATAACCTCTCAAGTTCAACACGCATTTCACCGCCGTAACGTGAAGCTCCTAAGAATTGTTGACCGATAATACTTAGCTTTGCACTGTAATCTTTTTCAAATGTCAAATCAAGCTTTGAAGATAATCTATCAAGTGATTGTTCAAACTTGTTAAGGTCTTGAGTAATTGTTTCAATACTGTATTTTAAGTTTGCTAAATGTTCTGCTTTATCAAGTTCTTCAAGTTTTTCGTTAATATCTTTGACTTTATCTTCATAGTCCTTTAATGCTTTCGCCTTGTCTTTTTCAGACTTAGAACTGTTTGAAGATTTGCCTAAACTGCCTTTGTTAATTCCGTCTATTGCCGCATTCGCCCAAGTTTGATATGCTTCTACTTGTGACTTTAAACGTCCTGCAACATCATCACTGATTGTACCTGCTGCTTGAGCCTCTGCTATCTTTGCATATACCAAACCCCATGTACTTTCAGTTGCTCCGTCTGTTGCTTGAGTCAAATATTGAAGTTGCTCGGCTTCACTACCTAATTTTGTTACACTGTCTACTAATGTTGATGCTTGTTTTGCAGCAAGGTCATTTATTCTTGCTTCTGTAAGCTTATATAAGTTTTCGGAAGTAAGTGCAAGTGTACCGTTTTCGTCCATCAACAGATTTAAGTATTCAGGCTCTAATTCCATTAAGCTTTGGAATGTATCTACCGAGATATATCCGTTTTCATTATATTCTTCAATGGCTGTCGATGCTACTTGATATGCTGATTGGATTTTGTCTAATGAATCGTTGAGTTCTTTTAAAGCGATTGAATTAGTATCCGCCGCCTCAGTAACCTTATTAAATGTATTAGCAAGATTACCGTACCATGAACTATCATCTTCCGCTATGACACCTAAGCTTACAAGCTTATTGTACAATTCACTGCCAACTGGAATTAAGTCTTTAATCTTCTCGCCGGTTAATTCACCAACATCACCTAAAGATTCAAGTTGTGACTTTATGTCTGAAAACTCGTCCTTGTTCAATATACGAGTAAAAGCATTATACTTTGCGTCTGTACTGCCGGTTTCGATTGCAACTCTATCACGAAAATCATTGATATAATCAAGATATTCATTTACCTTACGTTCATCATCATTTTGCGGATTTGTTATGTAGTCAATGCCGTCCGAATCAGTCAGCCATTGTTGAGATTTATCATTAAGATATGTTTCTATCTCTTTGATTTGCTTGTCAATTCTGTCTTTGTCTTTTTGAGTTGTGGCATTTGCGTATTGGTCTTTTAAGCTTTCATACTGTTGGAATTGTTGTTCAATATATGAGCGTTCATCTTCCTTGTATCCTGCTGCCAACCCACCTGCTGCGAAATTTCTAAAGAATGACCCCCAAGACAAAGTTTTATGTGCGGCTTGTTCAGCAGAAAAATATTGATATTCGCTACTATCATCAACATCTTTTTTCATTGTCTTGACAAATTGTTTATTGACGTTATTTTGTGCAAGCTTTTTACTTTGCTCCAATAAATCTTGTTGACGTTTTAATTCTGCATTTGTTTCTTTAAGTCTGTCTAATTCTTCTTGTTCAACAAAGGTTAAGTTATCTTTGGCGTTAAGTTCAGCAATACGTTGAGCCGTTGTTGCCATTTCGTCTTGAATAGATTTAATTTTTGATTCAAATTCTTCATATTTAGATTTTAAATCTTCAAGCTTTTCTCTATTATTTTCTTCAGCTTTTGTTAGCTGATTCCAAGCCCATATTACACCTTGGATAGCTAAGCCAATTCCTAGACTTATAAGGGCATTTTCGGCGATACGGAGAGCTTTGACTCCGATTTCTGCCAATTTTGCCTTGACTGTCATCGACTGAAGTGCATCAGCAATAGCATTTTGAGATAAAATAAATCCTTTACCACTTGCAATAAGATTTTTTTGATTATCAAATAATGACTGTGCAGCATTACTACTTGTTAGCATTGTTTTATTCCAAGCGGTTTGAGAAGATAAATTTTCTGTACTTACAAGTCTGTTGTATTCTTTTATGTTTTTTATATCTTGTTGAGTTATTCCTATAGATAAACTATTAATTCCACCTTTTATACCGCCAACAGATATAGCATTGGAGATGTCCGCAAAGCTACGTTTAAATATCCCTAATTTATTTATAATACCATCTAATTTTGTTTCAAAAGTTTTGAATATCGTACTAATTTTGTCATTGTGGATTTGACTATTTTATAAAATAATGGTATAATTTATTGTATATAGGAGTGATGTAAAAATGAAATTATGTATGTCCTGTTTGGAAGAACTATTTGACAAAGATACATTTTGTCCTAAATGTAATAACAAGAATTTAATTTGCAATAAAGAACTACAACAAATTAAATTGGAATTAAAAAACGTAAACCAAAGAAAAAAGAACAAATTATTACTAAATCCTAAATATGCATGTGTCGATATGTATATTAATATAAAGCAAAAACGAGATGCTTATCCAGAAATAATCAAAATATACGAAACACATAATAAAATAAACGATAATATTAATTTATCATTTTCTGAATCGCAAGGCGAAAACACATCAAGCACATCCTCATCCGTCCGTTGCCCTAAATGCGGTTCATATTCAGTTGCAACAACGAATAGGGGATATAGTCTACTCACTGGATTTATAGGTTCCGGCAGTCCACGAAATGTATGTCAAAAGTGCGGTCATAAGTGGAAGCCGGGGAAGTAAATCACTCTATACCAAGTTCTTTCAAAATACGTTGCCTTTCGGCTTCCGTACAACATCTAAGAATATCGTCTGACAAAATATCCTTGTCAATATAATTTAATGATAACTCCTCAAAGAGTTCAGCAACTTGTTTATTTAATTTCAAAGAAAACATCTCCTTTCGAAAAGTTGGAATATAAATAGTATAAAAATATTGCAAAATATATAAATATGTTATATAATATTATCAAAAGATTGGAGTGATAAATATGATAACAGATGTAACACGCCGTAGTTTATTTGAAAAACTATATGACGAATGCAAAGATAGTAGAGACTTTCAATCATCGAGAAAATGGCAAACAATAGTTATCTACATTGCATTATTAACATTATTTATAGGTAATTTTGATTCTTTGCAAACAATAAACGCAAACCAAAAAGGTTTATTACCAATCGTTACTATAGTTTTATGCTTTGTTGGTTATATTTGTTTTTCGATGGTTTTAAGTTTAAGGTCATGGCACATTCAATACACAAAATGTTGTCAAGTCATTTCGCATGCATTAATGTGCAAAGAAACATTAGATGAATTTGAAGCCTTAAATGAATTTATTGAAACACATCTGATTCCTAAAAAAGTAACATTTAAAAGAATGTTCCAAGGAATTGAAAATCGCGTAACAATATTTTTACTTGTATTAATTCTCATGCCTATACTTATTCTATTAAATACATTTAATGCAAATTCTATCTTGTATATTTTGATTTCAATTATACATTTTGCAGTATGTCTATACTTAATGTATATTAATGAAGTCAAAGCAGAAAAATGGAAAACATGGATATTAAATTTCGATAAGATAAAATAGCAAATTAAAACCCATACGTAGAGAGACATTTGAGTCTCTCTTTTTGATATTTAATAAAAGATGTCCCATTGATATGCATTATAGTCGGGCGAGCATTCTTGAACAATAAAAGTTCCCAATTCTTCGGTCTTAGCCGTTTCTCTAACACCATTACCGTAACTATCATAAACACCAAGAATTTTTTTTGTTTTTATAGCAATAAAGGATTCGCCATATTTCTTTTGAAAGTCAGTATAGTGTTCTTTAAACCAAGCAAAATCTTCGCTCATAAAAATATTCTCCTTTATATAAGATGTTGTTTATCAGCAGGGCGATAATGCTCAATATCTTCCATAGCCTTATTAATGAGCTCTTGTATCATCTGTATCCCTTGTGGATTTCTGAATTTCTTGGAAATCTTTATGTCGGCTGACATTACATGTAGTTTCATTTATGTCATTCCTTTCAAAATATTTTCAAACACAAAATAACAAAAGCCACGGTATTAACCGTGACCTTTGCCGTTTGTTATCGTGAGAATCATGGTTACACCAATCATCTCTACCTCCATTTCATGACTTACATATAGCGACAGTTACACCGTTCTATACACAAGAAACGTAAATAAGCGACAGTTACACCGTTCTTATCTACAATGAAAGTATATTAATTTATTTAGCTTTTACCCAAAATCATTTTATTGATATAGGAGCTAATATACTATTTAATTGTATGTTATCTTGATGGGAAAGAGAAATCTCAACTTCTTTTTCATCGCTTGTCAACAAATGTGGCTGTCTAATTATATCTAAAGCCTTGATTACTTCCATAACAGTATATTTCTTTCTCTCATTCAAGAACTTACACATATATCTATCTACACCATGTGGTAATAAATTCTCTGGAGGAATATCGGCATCACAATTTAAAAAATATTTTACAATTAACCAACCTTGATAAAAAATCTCCATGAATGATTCATCATAAGGAACAGGACATATAACAAGATTTTTCATGTCATTAACATAAATCTTATCGGACTTACCTTGTCTTGCCGGCACAATTGCAAGTCTTAATCCTCTTGCTGCCTCCAAATGACGAGGATTAATTTTTACTGTTGTTCCTACCCATTTATCTGGCTCGGATTTACCAACAAATAAATCAGCTTTCCAAAGACCATTGATGCTATTTGGTAACTTTTCTCTCATAGATGGCTTCCTAAAAGCATTAATTACTCCTTGGATGTGTCTCTTTAATTTTATTGGTTGTCCTTTATGTCCAGTTAATAATTGTGAATCATCAGTTAAATGTTCTTCAACACTATCTATAAGCTGTAATGCTCCTGATTTCTCCGCACCAAATAAAATAGAAGACGGATCTCCATTCTTAATTTTACAATGTTTAGTCAATGCAGTATCTATTCTATCTAATACGTCGGGATTATTATTTATGATTGCGTCATGTACTGCATATTCGAAACAAATACCACAATCTCCATCACCGCTACGGTATAAACGAGCTAATTTCCACAATGATATTTTATCATATCCGCCCTCATCAGTAACTATTTCTCGATTCAAAGAGAGCAAAATTCCTTTTAAAATAGGAGAAATAACTGCAGCGAGAGCTTCTACTTCAGATTGAACTTCATTTTCTTGACGATATTGTAATAATTTCATCTTTAGTCTCTCCAATTACATTTTCCTCCATTATATCACATTATCTTTGAATAGTCAAATTTACATACTCTCCACAAAATCCGCAACAACATCACCCAGGTGAATAGGGGAGAGTTGATACTTATTTATATCATTAACAAATTTTTTAACCCTATCCTTGTCGGCAGATATATCATCTATTTGTAAATCCCCATATTTAACACCGTAGACAGAAATATCATTCTTCTTTTTCTCAATCATTTCATACATTTTTTCGTCCTCTTTTTCATAATAATTTTTTCTCCACAATTATATAACATATGGCATTATATAGCAATACGTTATAAATAATTGTAAATAAGTTGTAAAATTGTTATTGCAATTTTGTTACATACAAAAAGAACGCATCCGTAGACACGCTCAAACAAGAATATATTGACAGTTAATGTTGAATTTGATATAATAATGTTGTGGAAATCATGCCGTCATACAGTTGAGTTTTCTCCATCTTTGTAGACGGTATGACGGTTTATGACGGTTGCCTTTCATCTCGCCTGAGCGGAATGGAGGCTATGTATAAGCTCTTGTCGAGAAATTTTCTTGAAAGGAGGCTGATACATATTACTTTAGTAAATATAGCTGCTATTTGTGGTATTTTAAGTTTGATTTATCAACTTATAAAAGACATAATAGCGATTATAAAGAAAAAGTGAGCCGTCTGCTGCAACAGATTGGCTCACTATAATTGAGATTAAATAATCTCAAATAAGTGTAAACATTATCAGTTGTGGCAACCGTCTTTGGTTTCCACATTTTTTATTTCTATAAATATTATATCACATTTAGTTATATTGTCAATACAATTTTTTATTATTATATTCATCTTGTCAGATGAAAAGTTTGCATTTCTTATCATAGTCCTAATGCAAAAGAACTCCACAACGTAGAAGTAGTAGATAAGTTACTAACTCATAATTTCATAGCTACGTTTCTATGATAGTGCCGAGTACCTATTCTCATTGGCAGCGTTTCATATACCAAATCGCGCCCATGTTACTACTGTGGCGGTTTCTCCTTATATAAAGGAGACTTCCGACCTGACCACACGAATTCACACATTGTCACTATAGCCTAATTTGTTACCAAAATAGGAGAGTAGTGTGAGGTTGACGTGCTTCCCAGTTGCATGTTTATGACATACAAGTCCTTCAGACGTTATCGGGCGTTTATCATCGTGTATTTCACGATTTAGCATATTCTAAACTAATCGTATCCGATAGAATTATATATGCTGTCGGCATATTCAAAACAATGAGAGCTAACTAATATAATTCGCTCTACCGACATTTTTTACTCCTAAGATTGTACCGATTGTTAAACCAGCAGTACCAAACAATCCAAGTTTATCTGTTATTTTATTTATAAGGTCTAAAACTGTATTTAAAACTTTAACTCCTGAATTAAGTGTATCTGAATCAAGAATGTTTTGTACAGTATCAGTCCAAGTATTTGATAGCTTATTAAGGCTACCTTCTAAGCTATTGGCTGTCTTTTCAGCCTCTTCTGCCATTGAACCGTCGCCATCAGCATATTGCTGTAACATATTCTCATATGTTGACCAATTCTCAAGAATTGCATTCAAAGCGTTAGCTCTGTACTTTCCACCAATAGCACTTAACAAATTTGCTCTCTTGGCATCATCTTTATCAAGTTTTGTATATTCAGCCGACAATTCTTTAAGAATTTGCATTGGCTCTTTTAATGAAACCGCACCGTCTTTGACTTCACTTAAAGAGACGCCAAGTGCTTCACAAGCTTTTTCGTATTTTGTCAAGGACTCTTGATCAATTTCTTCTCCGTCCACTTCGCCAGTAACTTGTCTAAGATTCATTAAGATGCCTTTAAATGCGTTACCCATTTGAGAACCGCCTTGTTGTGTAACGGCAATAAGAGTTCCTAACGCAGCGGTCGTTTCTTCTACACTAATTTGAGAAGATGCGGCTTGAGAACCTACAACTTTCATACCCTCCGCAAGTTCAGTCATATTTACTGCATTATGATTAGTAATTTCATTTGCACCGTCTAAAGTTTGCGTTAATTTTTGAACACTACCTTCCATCCCGTAAGCTTTATCGGTAGCGATAATATATGAGTTTGCAAGTTCAGCTGTCATATCTCCTGCACCTTGTGCGGCAGTTGACAGTTCAGCTATATTTTCCGCATTCTCATAGCCGGCACGAGATGCTTCTTGGACTCCCGACAAGTAATCAGTTGCTTTCTTACCGTATTTTGAAGCTGTTTCAAATGCGTTGTTTCCAATATTCTTTAAATCAGACTTAGATAATTTATCATTTGTTTTGCTGATTTCAGTCAAAATAGTATCTATTTCTTTAAGTTCTGTAACAGCCTCTTTTGTTTTAGAAACTACTAACATAACAGCGGAACTTGCAGACAACCATGTTTTAAACGAATCAACTGCTTGTGTCCACTGGTCTTTAAAAGCTAAACCAAGCTTGCCCATACCACGCTGTTGTGTATCGATCTTTTTTAATTCAGTTTCGATATACTTCAATCGTTCAGCCGTAACCCTGCCTTCCGACAGTTCTTTAAAATAAGCCTCTAAAGAAGCTCTGGCAGATTTTGAAGCCGCCGTGTTCTTAGACAACCAATTTTGAATATCATTAGACAACTTATTTTGTTTGTCTAAATTATAAAATTGCGTTGCATCTGTTTTGAGTGATTTATAAGCATTACTGACCTTATTTAATTCTTTCGCTCTTTGTTTATCTGCCTCTATAATTGCTTGATTATGTTCTGTATCCGATGAGAAATTCTTGCTATCAATTACATCAAGTAAATCTTGGTGTTTGGCTCGTAAATCACTAGTTTGATTAGCAACTTCACTTTCGGTAAACCCAAGGTCTCTAAACTTCTTTTCAATTTCTTGAATCTGATTAGCATAACTAATCTTACCCGTACCATCGGTTGCACTTTTGATATTGTCAATCGTCTTACTATTTATAACAACATCATTAACAGCATATCCTGCCGCCTGTGCAGCATCTCTGAAGGCTTTAAACTTGGTGTTTATAACCGAAAAATCACCTTGAGTGTTTATTTTTGACAAGTCACTCAAAAGACTGTCTATTGTTACGTCTGCACCTGCTATTTGAGTTTTAAAATTTTTGATTTCTGGATTAAGTCTTTCTAAATCTGCAAGCTTAGACTCTAATCCCGAAACATTTATTTTTACTTTTTGTGCCTTATTAAACTCATCAGCCGATGCTTTTGCTCTTTTAAAACCTGCATCTAATTTGTCAAGACCGTTTAAAAATGTCACTAGTCCAGAAGCATCAACTGCGTTTGACAATACATTTTTTAAATTATCAGCACCGGATTTAAACCCATCCGTATAAACGCCAGATGATTTCATTTTACCAACAAGCACATCTAATTTACTTGAATACTGTTCTTTGACAGTTCCAATATCTTTTGACCTAAGAGACGTAGCTACTGTTTCGGCATTACGGAACACAGACACCATGTCTTGTAATTTGGCAATTTGCTTATCAACTTCGTTCTGCATATCAGTAAAATTAGATTTACTAGCACTACCTAAATTATTAATTGCTGTTTTAACTACTGAATATTGCTGTTCAAGTGCAGTAACATGTTCATTGGATTTTATTGGCTTGGATGCATTTTTATCTTGATATCCAGACTGGGCAGAATTTAAAGCAATTTGTGCCTGACTAACTGCCTTTTTTTGCTTCTCAATAAAAGTATCAGTTTTTGTATTGATTTCATCTAAAGACTTAGAATATTGTGAAGCAACCTCAACAAAGCCATAAACAGGAGATTCATTACCTTTAAGGTCTACAGATGTTCCTGTCTGTCTTAGAGCAATAGTCTTTTTTATTACTTCGTCTAATTCATTCCTATATGTAACAGTTGCCTGTTGTAATTTCTCGACATTAGCATCCAAACCTTCATCATAAGATGTTCTTGTCTGAATCTTTATATCTTTTACTGAACCTTTTCCATTAGTCCAATCTGAAACTAAATTTTCAATTTCCTTTTTAAAATTATTTGACACATTGGGTCTTATCTTAAATGCTTTTCCAATACTGTCAGATAAAACATTGTCAATTGCTTTTTGAGCTTCTTTTCCAATGATTTCGCCAACCTGTTGCCCTGCTTGTTTTGCTTGATTTGGAAGATTATTTGAGCCATTTCCAATATTAATATTTGAGATTTGTATACCCCTAAGTGCATTGTTGATTTCGCCGACCATTTTAGTCAATGCTTTTGGTTCTACCTTAACATCACTTAATTTTATACTTAGGTTGTTTAATTGTTTTTCTAGGTTTTTTGAAACATTTGCATCTATTTTTGCCGATATTTCAAGCTCTTTGATTTGCTTCTTTAAAGTTTCAATATCTGCATTAATTTTTGATTTCGATTTTGAAATGTCTAATCCACCAAACAGTTCAATTTGAAAATCATTATCTATCTCCGCCATTTACATTCTCCTTTCTAATTTTGCAATAAAAAAAACACTCTCGAAAGGAGAGTGTACAATCATCATTTAATTGGAATACCTGCTTTTTTACAGTTTCTTTTGAATAAATTTGGAATGCCACCATATATCTCATTGATTTCTTCTATGGCTTCATCCCAAAATTTATGTTCACCTTGTACTCTACCACCATGAGATTTATCATTAAACCAATAAAGAACTTGCTCACCAGTTGCTCCGCCGGTGTATCGCATTGCGATATAATAATTGTCCCATCCGACAGTACAAGATACACCTGTCTTCTCAAATTTTATATCTGAACATTGCAATGAATTTCTTAATTTCCAAGTTCTTTCATATAAAACAGGTTGATACTCGTCATAATATTCTTCAACCTTCTTTTCCAAAATCTCACGAATATCCCATTGTGTCAATATTAAAGCAGTACCAATATAGTTTTTAAGAATTTCATTCAATTCTTTTAAATTTTTAGCCATTATTATTCATTTTCTGTCTTATTAACAACTTCATTATCAACCTCATCTTTATGGATTACGTTGACAATCTGACTAATCAATTCTTGTTGCAAGTTTTCAGTTGGAGTATTCTTCAAAGTTTCATAAATTCTCATAACCAAATCAAGCATATCTTGTTTTTCAACAATAAACTTATCCACTGCCGAATACAAAGCAGTTTTTACACGAATTTCTTTCTTCTTCATTTCAATAAATTCTTTAATCATATTTCTATCTCCATTCTTTCATATACGTTGCATATGAACTTCTCTATGTTATAAGTATAATTTACTTTTTTCTTTCGATTTTCAATTATAATTGGATTGTATTTAGACAAATCTTTTTCATTAAAAGACTTCTTATCTAAACTGTTTATCATCATATCAAAATCATTAATATGTATAAAATAACAATTCTCAGTTCCATCACTATGCCTAAAATTTAACACAAAGCCCGCAATAATGTTTTTATATCGGCTAAAATTCCTCAGTCCTTCAATTTGATGAAAATGAATAACGCCTTTTTCTTCTTTTGTTCTTTCAAAACTTATGGAAGATGTGCCGACAGATTTTAGCTCTAATGCAAATAGGGTAGGGGATTTGAATAAGAAACAATCACATGGATTTTTTAAACTGAATCTTAATTGACTTGCCCCACCAAATGATTGTGCTTGGTCTTTGAGTCGATAATAAAATATATCATTTGGCATACTTGCCTTCCAATTATTTTCAAACTTTTTCCCTATATTATTTGCCATTTCTTTTATTCACATCTGGAGTAGTTGCCTTCCACTTCTCCCAACAATCCTTTGTACGAATTCTACCATAATAAGCTATTAATTTCCCATCGTATGGGGAACGGTCAACCCAATCGGCTTGAATTCCACAAGCTCCAGCATAAAACAAAAACTGTTGTAGGTTTACGATTTTTACTATATCGCCATTATAGTAGTCATATACTTCGTCCAAACTTTCAAAAATATTTCCTGTACGAATTTTCATTCATCCTTTCTAAACGTAAAAAATAGGGATTGACATTACTTTTTACATTGCATAGTAATAATCAATCCCTTTATTTTTATCAATACACAATGTCCAAAATATATTATATCTCAGTATTTTTAGAAGTCTCATCATTAGAAACCTCATCCTTTTTTACAGCCTTTTTAGTATCAGATGTTGTAGCTGTCTCAACATTATTAATCTTTTTCTTAATGTCTGTATTTGTTTCTACAGTCTGCTTTTCAACTTTGCGTTCAACCTTTATAGTCTTTTTATTTTGCTTTTCTCTGTACGCAATAGTATCATTGATATACTTTCTTGCACATTCCTCAGAGCAAGCAAAATTTCGCCAGTGAAAAACTCCTTGATTTGCTTCACAAGATTTACAACCCTTGTATTGCTTACCACAAACACGACATGTTAGTAAATTACCTTTTGCCATTTCAATCCTCCTTGATAATATTAGAGGTATAGACCAATTTCTTAGCCTATACCTCATAATTTCATAAATTAATCATCAAAGACAATGAAGTCCCAAAGGTCAGTCTTGCCTGTACAAATATCAGGAAGTGAAGTAAATTCAAATCCATGTGTAGCAGGGTCTGAACCGCCGGCAATATCAAATGTACCACTGAAATCTGCTCTCTTGATTAGGAATTGACCGTGGAATTGATTATCACAAGCATCTTGGCAAGTAACATCAATAATAACCTCAAGAACCTTGCTATAATGGTCACTATCATCTGAAATCTTCTTACCTTCAACCTTTGTATTATAGAAAGTAATAACTTCTACACCATCAGCTACATCACCATCAAAGAAAGTGATTTCATTTGTGTCAGGATTGTATGAGAACTGTCCTGTCGCAGGAGTGCCAGAAGTCTGTGTAAGTCTCTTGCCACCAGAAATATACTCTTGATCCTTATTTCTTATGTAAATATAACCAATTTCGTTACCAACTGTACCCTCAGCTTTTTTCGAAGTATTACCTTTATTGGCTGTAACAGTAATAACATCAGTCCATTTTACAATTTGATCACCATCTTCGATATCAGCTCCAAGTTGAGCAGCAAGAGCACCACCAGAAAGCATACCATTAGTACCTTTACCAGTAACCTTCTTGTTCTTTTTCTGAGAACCAATAACTCTACCACCCTTACCAGTGATATCATTCTTTTCTTCTTCTTGAGAAAGTGTAAAGTCATTAATCTCATCCATAACCAAAGCCAACATACCAGCCTGTCTATCAAAACCTGCAATTTGGTCATATGATACGATAGTAAACTTATCCAAATTCATAATTTTATCCTCCTTTAAATTAAATTTTTGCATAAAAAAAAAGACCTTAACGGCATTACCGTTAAGATGCTATTTACTTACTTGAAACCAAGATAAATCTTGTGTATTCATCTTGGATGCATTGACCGTGCCTGCATAGACACCAATCATTGTTTTATCATAGTCTATTTTATGTCGAATCTGCTTAAAACTTTGATTGAACTTATACAAAGATAAATTCATACATTCCTCATAGTTATAAGGAAATTCGGCAGTATTAACCAAGGAAACGACTAAATTTTCAAGATAGGGAACATAAGGCTGTTTTCTTTTACGCCTCAGTTTCCTTCTTTCTTTTTCTAGCAAATATTTTTTTGCATGTTCATTTCCTGGTTTACTTTTATCATGTTGAAATAAATTGATTTTTCTGATAACATCAGCAATCTCTTTATAATCTTCTTCAGTAATTGTCAAATCTGTTGTTACATTATAAAAATATTTTTTGCCCTCTTCTTCACGAAGTTCAAATCCTGCAATATCAGTATCGCCAAATATTAAGTTGATGCACAAGTCGGATAATTGATTATCATATTTTTTCATGCCTTCTTGACACTTTCGGTATTCTTGGCTATTTTCATCAAATTGCTCCTGAATTCTTTCCATAGTTAGTTTTTGAAGAACTAACATTCTTGCTTGTTCAGACAATTGTTGAAATAACATACAAAATAAATCCCATTCACTTATAGTGGTATAATCTTTTCCTGCATCGTCTAATTGAACCATAAAGCTTTTAGGAGATGCGGTTAAAGATGTAGCCAAAGAATAATATCCTTGTTCATTATGTAAAACTTCGCCAACTGTAGGAATATAGAGGTTAAGACCGTCTTTGATATGTACTTCGTTTGATTTAAGTAAACTTGTTTTATTTACCATACTTCAACCCATTTGTAAAGTCTTTAACAGTGAACCTTACAATCCTTCCTTTAAACTTTTGTTGAGGACAGTAGGGGAGATTGTCAACTAAAACAGTTTTACCGACACCAAGGATATTTTTTTCACAAAAAATATTATCCAATTCACAAACAACTTTGTCATACCAAAGATATTGTCTACCATTTTCAATATATCGTATAACGTCTTGATGACAAACAACAAAGAAATATATTGTTAAATTCTTAAATGTTCTATTGGTTTGGTCTAAAGCCGCACTGATTTCAAAATTAATAAATCTATCCGTTTCAAGAATTTTATCAGGAATATATTCATGAGGGAACACTCTTGTATAAGGTATTGTATCTTCAGGATATTCTGAATTTTCTTCGCCGAGTAGTTTTACAAGTTCTTTTGACTGCACAATTTGATTCATTATCAGCTTTCGAAATTCAATTATTTCATAACTTCTTGATTTGCCCATATGTCACCTCCTAAAAATCTTCTACAATAGAAATCTCTTTGGAAGTAATCACTGAACCATTCACTAAAACTTGAATAGAGAATGATTGCCCTACTAAATCATCATCTTGAATATTTACTGTAATTGAATTGTCCTTGACCGACTGCTCTACATCAAAATCACTTAAAACATTCCATGCAAAAGAGATATCATCTATTGCATTCCCTTGTTTATCAGTAAAAGTTACAGAGTACGTTCTCGGATATCCGACTTGTAATCTTTCTTTACCGATGATTGAAACCACCATTTCATTAATAGAAGTCGTTGTCTTGTGGATGTCTTTGTAGTCGCAAACTCTCAATTCTTGATTGTCAGTCGTAGGATTAAATTCAGTCTTATCAGCGATAAAACTAAAGATACCTCCGTGTTCTTTTCCGAAATCATACAAAGTATCATCTGTCTTCGTAATTCGAAATACTTTTGTAGGATTAGTTTTGTGTTTATCAATAAAAACACGTTTACCATCTAACTCAAGTGTTTCTTTGTCATCTGGCATTTTTAACAAGAATGTATTCGATGACAATAAAAGAACACTGTTTCCATCTTCGCCAACTCCATATTTTGAAGTCGATGTTTCGTTGCACCAACGCTCAATAATTTCACCGGCAGCATTTTGCCAACGTAATTTGTATTGACATAACACCATAGTTACTTTTTCAAACACGCCATTATTACCGGGATAACCATCTACAAGCCAATAACGATTTTCAAAATAGACATACATTCCTGTTTTTATAGTGCCACGTTTAAACAATACAGTTCTCATAGCAGACTTATCTTGTGAGTCAGAAATATTTCCTTGAACAATACAACGTGTTTCAACAGATTGCGATAAATCATAATTATATAACGTAACAGTTGTTGCTATATCCGTCATTAGAGCCTCGTCAAAAGCATCATCTTTAAAATCATTAAAAGAATCATTTTCAAATCCACCAAGACTATTTGGTCGAGTAGGTGAGGACATTAAATACCATTCTTGTGCCATCTAATTCCTCCTATATAAAAACTGTTGGCTTTTGATTTTCGACCATATCTCTTGAGTTTTCTTGATTGGCTTTATATTCGTCTTCAACATATTTTTTCGCATTATCAGAAGCTCCAATCGAAATATCTTTACCGACTATACTAACTCTTTTATTCACTTTAGAAACTTCACGTTCTTGATAAAACTCTTTCATAAAGGCAGCTAAAGTAGATATAACATATCCGTCAAGTTTTGAATCAAAGTGCAAAAATGCATCATTGAATTTCAAAGGGTCTAATTCTACTGAATATCGACTAATGGCTCTTTTAAGCCACACTATTTCTAACTCAAATGGAATAACTTCTTTGTCTGCAAAACTTGACTCAAAAAAATCAATTACTTCAGAAGCGTTTGTAACTTCTTCCATTATTTATACCTCTTAAAGTCGAATACCCGTATAATCTTCACAAAACGCAATTTTCTTATAATCGTTTAGATTCAAACTTCTAATTGTTTCCATAAGATAAGCTTTTTCGGCACGAGTAACAACAGTCTTTTGAATATTATCTTCAAATGCTTTTGGTGTTTTAAGTTCAAAAATTCTTTTGATTTCTTCTGCCGTTAAAAATGTCTGCTTTTTATCGTCAATATCAAAGCTGACTTCTGAACGTGTAAACGCATCTTCAATATACCAAGTAGCATGACTTCCAAGACTATCTATACCCGATAAAAGTTTATTGCCATTTTGTGCTTGTGCGATAACTTCCTCTCGTGACAACAAAACACTTCCATTTGCAGGAATACTAATATCGCCTTTAGAAGTGACACGAGGTGCACCTGTAATCCAAGGAGCGATACTGCGGACTTTAACCTTTTTATCCAAGCGAGTATCTTCCTCGGTTATTTCATTTTTCTTTTCTTTTGCTTCTTCTGTATTAGCCATTACAACTATATCCTCCGTTTCAACTATTATTTATTGTATAGAATGTTTTACCTCATTATAGAGTGCAATTATTTTGTCAAGTTTTTCAGATTTAGGGAATACATAATACTTCTTTTTGGTGTTTTTATTAACCCCAACTGAAATATATTCAACATCAAACACTTTGATAAAATGATACATTCTATTTGAATAACAATAGAAATAATTATTCATTTTTCTCTCCATATGACTAAAAGAGACGAGATTTCTCTCGTCCCTCAAACTTCAAACTAACTTATATTTGTGAAAGGTTTGTATCAGAAATGATACCTACAGTAAACTCTCTACCCGGAGCTACCAATGCACCAATTTCCATATCAAATCTGCTTATAATTTGACCAGTTGTAACATCATTACCTGAGAATGATGTTAGACCACCTCTTGTTACTGTATAAATAGGTGACTGCGCACCGGCTGGAATTACATAACCAATACCTGTCGGAAGAACTGTTTCAAAGTTTTTACCGTCAGCATTCAACGTAGAAATGTCATATGGGTTAGGGATTTCTGAAAGAACTGCACCATTGTACATACCCATAAGACCTGTATCATGAATTTCCTTCATTACAGCTTCTGAAATACCATTAATCGTAGGTGTCACACCTGTGTAACCAGCAAAACCGTTAAACTGTGAAATTAGGGCATAATCGCCTGAAATTGTTGGTTTACCAAAACGTCTTACGTCTGAAATAACTTTATCTACGTCTGTCTTTGTAAGACCAGAATCTTCAATAAAGTATTTAACTCCTTTGGCATTCTTGATTGCATTATAAATTGTTTCAACAACATACTTTGCAGCTTTATTTCTGATTTGAACACGAACTTGTTCTTGAAGTTCATTTTCATCACTCATATCGCCCAAAGCAGCCTTTCTATAATCTACTGCATAACCACCAGAAATTGTTGTTGTAGCAACAGGCACACGTTTCTTTTTGATAACAGGGAATGTAACGTCCTGTCCAGCGGCTTGCATTTTAGCATCTATATTTGCAAAATCAGGAACTTCAACTTCGCATGATTCGTTGTAACCGATATTCTTATAGTTACCATAGATTGAAAGTAACTTAACTTCCTTCATAAGCACCGGCTCCATTGCGAAACGTCTGATTTCATTCAATTCTGAAACAGCCTTTGTATCGCCATTTACAGCTTTTGAATTAAGTTCCATTATGTATTTCGCAGCAACGTCAGCCTTATTGCCGAAACGTGACAAATCTTTACAATTTGCCATTGCTGAGAATATTTCAACAACTGGTGACTTAGCATTTACCTTACCACTAACATTGTTAGCGTCTTTTCTTTCATTGTTTAGTTCAAATGTATAAGACATAATATTTGATCCTCCTCTGTAATTTATTTAATTAGGCTGTTGCACCGTGAACTAGTACAACTACGCCGTCTTTGTTCCCGATAAATTCTTTTACTTCAAGATAAAAAGCTGTACTTGATACACCTGCATCTACCTTTAGTGAACCATCTTCTTGTGAAACAAGTTTATTGCCTTTTTCAATCTTATCTGGTAGTGGATAATCATAAACTTCAATCTCTTGTCCATCAAGTTTTGCCAAATCTATAACTCTAACTTGAGAATTCTTTGCTACGGCATACTTAGACATACCAGCATCATCACCAACCTCGACAAGCATAATAGCCTTTGACGCACTCTTTGCTACTGTAAATGCACCGCTTGTTACTGTACCAAAAGCACCATTAAATGTATCTACTGATGCAACAGCGTTTTCAAATGGATAAACACCATGTTCTATCTGACCAATCGTTCTAAATTTAATTGCCATTTAATTTTCCTCCTAACTAAAAAGACCCGACACTGTTGTCGAGTTTAAATTCTTATTTTAAAAAATATTTAAGTCTTTATCTTCTGTTTTGTTTTCTGTACAAACTTCAGAAAATATATCTTCAACATCTGTTTCAGAATTTCTTGAATTAATCTCTGATACTTTCTTTTCTACTTTCTTTTGCTGAGCCACAATGTTCATACAAATCTTAGACTTGATTGAATTGATTTCTGAAGTTACATTTTCAAGGTCTTCTTTCTTTTCAGCAGAATTAATCTCTGTTTTTAACTTTTCAATATCTTCCTTTGCGATTTCCTTTTCATCCGAATTAAATTCACCAAGTGCAGAATCTAATTCACCAAGCTTTTCAGCCACTTTTGCTTTAGCAAGTTCGCTTTCAAGAACACTTCTTTCAGCCCAATATATTTCGTAGTCTTGATTTAGTTTATCAAGCGTTGCTTGAATTTGTTCTATAGATGCATTAAGTTCTGAAATCTTTGTGTCCTTTTCAGCAATTTCAGTATCTTTTTCTTCAATTTTTGTATTCAGTTCTGCTATTTTAGTTTCATAAGACTGTGTTTTATCATTAAGCTCTAATATAGTAGATTGAATAGCTTCTTTTACTTCATTTATATCCATTATTTCGTTTTCCTCCTTTTGTTGTTTCTTTTCATTTAACTCTATCAGAGTAGAAGTAGAATCTGCTGCCGATGTAACCATAGACCATCCTGAATGAACAAAGTCTATGGGAATACGCCCTTTGTCCAAATAACCATTTTTATATACAATTCCGTCATTACCTTCTGACTTATATATTTCAATGCTACCTTCAACTGACACACCATTGTTTACATCAGTTTCAAGTTGTTCAACAAAAGCATGGTATCTCATCTCATCTAAATATCCCTTACCAATAACAACTCTTTTAGTGCCATCGTCAGTTTCAATATCTTGAATGTATCCCTCTGTAAAATGTCCAACAATCGTAGCATTATCAAATACGGGCATACCATCTTCAATTCCGGTTAATCCATGCCCGCTAATTTGTGTTCTCTCATCATCTAAAAACTCTACGGTTACACTCATATCTTTGATACTATCAAGTTGCGGAGCACAATATTCTTCAAGAAATGTAATGCCATTTTTGTTGTATTTAGTGCCAACATCATCTACTACACATTCTGGAGGTTGCAATTCATACAAAACGGCAGTAAAAGCTCGTCTACCATTTTTATATTTCTTTTCTGACAATTCAAAAGCTGCCATTATTAACCCTCCTAAAAAATTGCAATAAAATAAGCCAACAAATAGTTGACCCGTTTTCGATATTAAGTTTTATGTTTTGTCACTGGGACTCGGAAGATTATTTCCTCCGTTACTTTGTGATTGTATTGTATTCTCATTTGTAGGATTATCCACGCTTGGTCTACCACCCACATTATCATCTTTAGAAATGTTGTTACTTGTAAGGTGGGGGATATACTTATCAAATATTTTATTATCATATTCTTCATCGAGTATATTAAAATAGACATCAGGATTAATTCCGGTGCTTGAAACAAGCATAGTCATAGACCCAGAAGCTTGCAAATATAAACTCTTCATCATTTCAAAGAATTGTTGTCTATTTACCAATGAAGTAGGCAGATAATACACTTCAACTCTATTACGTTTATCTTTTATGATATTTTCGTTAATAACGTAATTAAGTTCATTTTGCAATTCTTGAATCCACGTATATAGTTGAGCATTAATCATTTCCAAGTTACTTTGACCATTTGCAAAAGTACCTGTTGACGATGCACCCAATAGTTGAGCTGCCATACCTAAATCCATAGCAATTTTATCAGTTAAATCGCCTTCGTTCTTTTGGTCAAAAATATCAGCCGTGCCGACATCTAATGCTTCTATCTTTGTGCCTGCTGATACTGTAAAGAATGATGTTCCACCACGATTATTTTTAGTCATGACTGCTTGCTTAACTTTATCATGTTGGTCTTGTTGTTGAGTTTTGGTTAAGGCACAACTACCTTTATCTTTGCCTTCTGGCAGAGTTTGGACAACAATACGATTGTTTAATTCACGCAAGACATTTCTCTTAGTGTCTATAAACTCATTTTGATATAAAATATCCGATATTGCAGCGATAGCCAATGGGCGTCCCCAAGGCTCACTTATTTTGCATTTGATTTTGTGTGCAATCGTATGTTTGTTATCCAATACAACCCAATTATTAGATGAAAAATTCCCTTTTTCCCACGCATAATACGCATTACGAATTTCTGCGGGGTATTTCTTTAATTTACGGTTACGCTCATCTTGTGTAACACATTGTTCTTGAAAATACCTCAAGTTAAAAGCCATAACATTTCTGTTATTTTTTCGTCCTACAATTTTTGAATATTCATAGGGGAGAGGAATGAGTGAAGCATTCATCCCCAAATCACAAAGTTCTACAATGTTTTCAACATCATAGTCGGACAATGCCTTAGTTGCATCATTGACCCTTTTTGTTGTTTCAAAATAATAAAAGCAATTTCCTTCGTTCATATCTGTGAAAAGAGCGTCACGAATAAATTGCTTATCTTTAATTGATTCTAATGTTGAAAGCATTAAATCTTTATTTTTATTAATTTTTGTTTTACCAAATTTTCGTTTCTTTGCATTAACCACTCTATCCAAACAAGGAAGAGCAACCATATAATCAATAGTATTTGTAACTACACCTTCGCTGTTATAAACAAACATCGCAAGCTTACGGGTAAGCGAATGATTTGCTATCGGATCTTTTACAATAGCACGAATTTCCTCTGGCGTAAATTCTGTATATAGGTTACAACCAAAGATTGAACTATAATCGTTCACCGGCAATGTACTAAAATAGCTATTGAATTCATAAGAATTATTGACTTCTTGTTGAGAAACTGAATTTGTTTCATCTGGTCTATCTCTTGTATGTTTTGTATTGTTGTCCGTACTAAACACCCCTTTCGTCAGTTAATTAATGTGGTATATTCATAATCACTTGAATTACTAACCAAATCCATCTCCAATTGGTCTATAAAATATGAACCCATTGCAGCCGCAACATAACGGTCTTTTGTATTTGCACCTTTCTCATGGACTTTAATTGTACCAGTTTGTGGATTTTTTTCATACAATAATTCAGCGGTTTCGCTTATTAATGCTTGAGTTTCATAAAACGGTTTTTCATATGCAAACTGTTTATCAACGTCCAATTCATTAGTATAATCCTTATTACTTAAAAGAATTTCATCTTTTGCTACAGTAGGAGTAACTAAAAAATTTATTCTACCTTCTTGCAAATTTCGCCTAAATGCATACGCCATATCACTATTTAATTGTTGAGTGGCATTTATTGTATAAATACATTCCTTCGCATTTGGGTCGGCAACAACACCCGAATATGTATCATTATTCATAGCTTTCATTGGACTATAATCAATTTGGCGTTCTTCATCGAATAAAACTTTTCCAAGATTAATTACAATTTGAGATCCTGAATTTCTGGCATCAACTACAAAATAATCAGCCTCAAAATCGTCAAATATTTCTCTAATTCGTATTGTTTGCAATGTTGTATCTCCACCTTTAGGTGCTTCTATATACGAATATTCTCTACGATAACCTTGTTTTATTTGTAACTCATCATCACCATTTGAATATGTCGTAGCTTCTGGAATTGCCCTAATACAACAATAAGCAGAATTATCATTTTTATCTCCAGCGACAAATGCAAAGTCACATGATACAACTCTAATTTCACCATCCAATTTTGGAATGGCATATTTATTCTTGTTCTTTAATCTTACATCGTCATTGTTTCTTGGATAGAAGACCCTCTTTAATGCTTGATTTTTTAAAAGAATATCATATGTGAAAAATGCCGATGCATTTTGTTTTGGACGCAAATTCAAAAATTCTATTGCAAATGTAATAGGGTCTTGTTTTTGTTTTTCTAACTGCATTTGCTTTTGCGTTCTAATATTATGTTTTAATGTTATACTTTCATCAAAAGCTAACACGCAAACATTTTTATCATTCAACATGCCTTTAAAATTAGGATCAACAATTTTTTCCCAAACCCAATGACCATCAAACCATGATGAACTTATATAAACATCTTGAGGGTCTTCCTTCAATACTTCAATAGAAGAATAACAAGTCTCTAACATGTACGGAGCTTGTCTGATTGTTTGGAACGGTGAAATAACTGAATTGTCTACATCTTGTTCAATCTGCATACACTCTTCACGTACTGCGACATGGGATCGTAGACCTCTTGCAAATTTATTTGCAGTAAACACCTTAATGGTACTTCCGTTTTTAAAATACACAACAGATTCATTTTGACTGTCTTTTATACTGCGTATTTCTTTACGTAATGCAGGAGACATCTCCATAAGTTCATTAACAATTTTCTCAGAAATAATTAATTTACTTTGTCCACGGGTAGCCGAACCTAAAACAATACGAGAATATGGACGAGTTATCGCTCTGCAACAAGAGAATAGAGCAATAATAAAACTTTTTGCAGCAGCACGAGATGCAATAATAGCAATGAGTTGAGATATACCCATAAAATATAAAATTATTGCTTGATAGAAATGTAGTTTAATGCCAAGATAATCAGTTGCTAACCGATGGAGATTCCTTCTGAAAAATGTATTCCACAATAAAACATGGTCTACATTATCTGGATTGCTAAGATAATGAGTAGATGGAAATTTTTTGTATAGATTTTTTTGCTTATCGTCTGCATATTTAAATTGTTTATTCATCTATGTCATCATCTTCCTCTACGTGGTATTCTTTATCTCGCTCGTTTGTTCCAAACATCAAATTTTTCAAAGGACGCTTTACAAATCTATCAAAGTAATCACCAATATTATCAAAATCTTTATACAATGTTTTATCTTTATAATATTCTTCAGGTGTATATTGAGAAATTGCTGCAAGAGTAACGCCTAAACATTCATCATTACTATTATCTTTTTCTTCTATTGTCCTAAGACCTGCTTGTTTAAATGTCTTACTGTATTGCTCAACAAGAGATGCATATTCCTTGGAGTCACCTGATTGCAATGCATGAATTTTTAGCATATTAATATTGCACAAATCTTTAATAAAGATTTCTTGATTATTATCACAATTCGGATTATTTTTTTTCAACATACGGTAATGTTCATCAAGATTTTTGTAATCCTGCTCTGTAAATCCAATACCCCACCTGTCAACAGCAGAAGCGGAAATTGTTGAAGTTTCTGATTTTGCTTGCTCACGAGATGTAATTATTTCACTTTGCTTTTGCAAATAATGATATTTCATAGAATCGAAATATGTTTTGCCGATATTTGCAACTTGTCCCAAATTTTTCTTCGCACCATAATGGCTAATACGTGATCTATCTGCCGATATTTGCTTTGCTGCTTTTAGTCCTTCAATATCGTACACCCAACCAAATTGCATACAAAAATATTCGATTGCCTTACTTTCATTACCATTAAATAAATCAACAAGCTTATAATAGTAAGCATCTCTACATGAATTACAAATAGGAATATAGCCATCATTGCTTTGCCATAATACATCTGCTGATTTAGAAAAGTGATTTTTCTGTGTATCCCAAGAAGCACCACAGCAAGTACATTTATATTTTTTTCCCGTCATTTGATTAGACTTTGGTATTCTAACATCGACATTAACATCTAAATTAAGAGGAGCGTCCATTTCTTCACGAATGCTTTCTTCTCTTGATTTTATTCCTGCCAAATAGATATTCCTCCTTTTCAACTATTTTTTATCTCATTTTTACTAGTCACGTCCCATCGAAAGAACTTAAAAACGCCGACCGTTTATGACCATATATATAAATTTATAAAAAAACAAAATAGTAGTAAAAAGTTGACAATTACCATATATGGTGATATAATGATTTCAAATTATAATATACAACGAAAGAAGAATTAAATTGGAGAATACGACAAAACATAAATGTTTTATATCATTTAAAACTCAAGATATTGAATATAAAAAATACATTCAAGAACAATTAGACATAGACATGATAGATAAGTCTTTAAACGAGCCAATTCAATCTGAAGACGAAGATTATATAATGCGAAAAATTAGAGAAGATTATTTATCTGATTCAACGGTTACAATTTGCTTAATTGGAACACAAAGTGCCGAAAATTCACCAAATGTTGATCAAACCTATATAAAACGAGAACTTCAAGCCTCTTTGTATAACGGTAAAAACAATACAAGAAATGGTATCCTGGGTGTTGTACTACCTAATATGGAATCGAAAATATATCAAGGTTCATATACTTGTGCAATTTGTGGCGAAGCACATAGTATTGTAAAAATTAATTGTGATACAACAATATACGAATTTTGTTATAATTATTATCTTCCAAAGCCATCAGACAAATGTGCTTGGAAAGAAGATGATAGATATTGTGTTCTTGTAAAATGGGAAGATTTTTGTATCGACCCAGAACAGTATATAGAAAAGGCTTTCCAAAAACGAACTTCCCCAATAGCCGAAAAGGTGCAAGTATATCCTAAATAAATTATGAAAGATAATTATATATTTAAAGAATATCAAGACTATTTAAAAAAATGCTCGTCAACCGAGCAAAATTATATTTATAATAGATTAATTAATCAAATTATTTGGTATGATAAACAAGCTATAAAAAAGCAGGCTATGTTTAAAAGACTAACAATAATCTCAACAATATCGACTGCAATTATTCCGATTTTGTCTTTAATTGAACAATATGATATAAAAATAATATCAATTATTACTAAAATCTTGATTAGTATTGCCAGCACTGGGTCAGCAGTATTATTGTCTATTTTATATTTATGCGAATATCGAAATTTATGGATAGAATATAGATCTTCTTGTGAAATTTTAAAAAGTATATTACATAGATATTTTACTCAAACAAATGAGTTTAAAACTACTGATAACAATAAACGATTTAAATTACTAGTTTCAACTTGTGAAGAATATATGACTAAAGAATTTCAAACATGGACTGAATTATCCCATGATACATCAAAAGAGCAATAATTTTATTGCTCTTTTACTTCTTCATATGTTTTTTTAAAAATATCTGGTTTACAAGGATATTTTTCGCCGTTAACGCCAATGATGATATAATCTCCGACACTTGCCATTAAATCTCCTTCTAATGTATGAATCGTTATTTCTCTATCGGTTTGATATGCTTCGACCACTACTGGCTTTTTTACATATTTTTTGATTTTCATAATCATAAACTCCTTTCATACATATTATATAACAATATATTAAAATTGTAAACATGTACAAATTATAATCATTTAAATAAATTCTCAATCTCTTCATTGGAAATTGGTTTAATATTTTCTCCATCGCCATTCAAAACTTCAAATGATTTTATACCGTCTTTATCTTGAATAGTTACTCTATGACCACCGTCAATGTCCTCAACTGAAATAGTAGGGGATACTCCGTCTTGTCCTTTAATAGCACCAAGACCCTCGGCGGTTTCTTTTGTGTATTTCTTTGCAGCCGCAAGTGTTATAATGTCCATTTTATACTTCCCACCATTTCTTATTTTCCTCGTCATACATAAATGTATTTTTTGTGTCCATTTCATAGTATGTACTTGAATTTCCTATGAAAATATCATCAAACTTCTCAATTGGTTTTTCGTCAGTTGACAAGCCATACAATTCAAGCCAAACTCTGTTTTCACGATTTCCGTATTTATTTAAAGTTATCATCATTGATTCCTTTCGTAATATGACAAAAGAGCAGGGACACCTACTCTTTTCTTTGTTGATTTATTGTTTGTTTGTTGGGTTGTTAAATCTGAATACTATCCTTTAATTTTCTAACCTTGGTAGTATCAGTTTTGATGTAAAACTTTTTAGTTACATCCGTTCCGGCATGATTCAACATAGTGGAAATATCCTCCAAATTTACGCCGGCGTTCTTGAGTATCGTCGCGTAGCTGTGGCGGAAATCGTGGTGATGTAGGGTAGGAACGTCAATCATTGCACCAATCTTTTTACACCAATCATTCAACGTGCTGTTTCGTATTGGCTTATCTTCAGTAACATAAGGTGTAATGAACAACCACCCATGATCATCAATATTATTTTCTTTGCGATATTGAATCAGATTCTCAAGATAATTTTTTGTTTCAACTGAAAAACTCAATTCTACAATTTTACCTTCTTTTTCAATAACGTCAGTGCAAATTCTCTCTTCTAAATTAACTTGTTTCCATTTTAAATTGGCAACAGCATTTACTCGTGCCATAGTGGTTAACGAAAGAAAGGCATATGCTTGTAATTGAATATCACCATATTCTTCAAGTTTTTCTCTCATTAATTGCACTTGTTCCTTTGTAAGATATGTTTGCACTGTAATGGGTTGTCCGGCTTTCGGTCTATCTATAAACTCAGTCGGTGATTCTCTTATGAGTTTCTTTTTTCGAAGAAATTTATAGAATGCAGAAATCGAAGCCATAACCCTCTTTTGACGATTTACATTATTACCTTGTTGCTTTCTCCAATAGTAATATTCCGTAATATCATCTTCGGTTGCCTCTAAAACAGATAAGTTAAACTGATGGTCGTACATAAAAATAAACCATTGTTTCAAGTCTGCATTATAAGCATCAATTGTATTTTTAGATAAATCACGGATAGACATATCTATCTGATATTTTTGAAATAATTTTAGAGTTTCGGGATTTATGTTTTGAAATTTGTTTTCATCATACATTTGTATACGTTTTGCACGTTCTGCCATAAAAATCACTTCCTTCCTATGCATAACAAAAAAAGAAGTAGAATCACATCAAATGAAATGAAACTACTTCTTTCGTGAATCTTATTTACTATGTATTGTATTAATCTGGTCTAATACTTCGTCGATTTCAGCTTCAAATAATTTTGTACAGCACGAATATAAGTCATCAATATAACCAAATAACTCAGCATATTTTATAACTGACAATTTATCTTTCTGTTTAACTTGCTTTAAATTATATCCTTCACACCTTGCTTCTAAATCGACATGAAAATTTTCCTTAAAACACTTATACAATTCTTTGTATCTGTTAGCATAATTACCACTTCTACGTCTACAAATCCTATTAATGACATCTTTCTTCTTATATACATCAATATCATCTGTTAAACCGTTGATAACTTCTTGTTTATGGTTAATCTCATTCTTTTGAGCCTCGATGACATCATTTTGCTTGCGAACAGTAGCTAAAGTTGTTGAAAATAATAACTTTGTTTGCTCATCAGCAAAAGGAAGATATGTGCTTATAAATGCTTCATCGTCGTTTACATATCCGCCTGTCTTACGAATTGTTGGTAAAACTTCGTCTGTAACCCAATCTGAAAATTTCTCAGCTTCTGGCTTTCGGCTTTTAAATGCAAGTTTATAAACTCCACTTTCAGTAAGAAAATTTTCGCCGGCATTGTTTAATTTTCGGAAGTGCATAGTATGCACATCTGAATTTTTTACTTTAACTACTTGTCGTTTGTTGAAATTTCTAATACTACTTTTAATATCTGTAATACCAAGAATTCCAGCTACATGTTTTGGATTAAACAGAACTTGTCCATTCAACTCAAATACCTCTACATCATTCCCCTCAAACATCATCAAATTGTTGTTCATTAAAAATCCTCCTTTTATCAATACAAAAAAAATATAGTAATAAAAGGAGAGGGCGGGTGACTATCCCGCAAATCTCTCCATTGTTGGTGTGATAGGAATTTACCCTATTCATGACTCCACCAATAGAGGTAGAAATAAGCAAGTTGCTTATAATTTTCTTTACCAATCTAACTGATTGACCTACTAACATATTCTCCGTTCCGTAAACGAAAAACATAACATTTCGAGCAATCAAGGAATTGAACCTCGACAAAGAAGCCATTTTGCCCATAGAAAAAGAGTGTGCAATTTCTCACACACTCTCACAATTCATATAGTTCACCAACCGAATATTTCACGAATTCTGTCCATTTCCGCAAAACATTCATCCATATGGTTAAGATTGTCTCTTACTCTACCAAGTAAATCTTTAATCTCATCGTCACTCAAATTTGATTTAACAACAACATACTTGCCGTCATCAATATCATCAATCAACTCATCTTCATAGTCTTCTTCAACTTCGTCAGCATAATCCACTTCATATACTTCCGTATTTTTATTTAAATTACAATGAATCAGTTTTGACGAGCAATCACTGAAAATATATAGTACCTCACTATCATAATTGAAATACTTACCATTTCTCTTAGCCGGTTCAACGAAAACCTCATAATCATTATTGATAGACAAAATATATTCGTCGTCATAATCAATCACGCCACTCAAGCCTATCTCAAGTGATATGAAGTAAACATCATCATAACGAGCCAATTCTTTTATAATTGGTTCAATATCTTCATAATGTCCAATTACCGATATATTCTTAAATACTTTTGACTGATGATCAAGTTCAAATATAATATCATCAACCAAAGTTTCCATATCATCTACTATGTAATTCTTCATATGTTAAAACCTCGCTATTATTCGTTAACTTCTCTCTTAAATGTTGAACTGAACTTTGCCTTTGGAATATACTTTGATGGCACGGCGATAGATTCACCAGTCTGAGGATTTCTTGCTGTTGTTGCTTCCTTGTATACTTTCTCCAACTTTACAAAACCAGTAATATCAACAACACCTTCTGTCAAAATGCCGTCCTTTATAATATCAATAACTGAACCAACAACTTCTGTTGCTGCCTTCTTTGTTACATTGTTCTTTTCTGCATATACTGCAATAATATCATTCTTTTTCATAATTAATTTTCCTTTCGTTCTTTACAATTATTCTTTTAATTTAACTCAATAGGATAGTAACAAACTACTCCATTTTTATTACACACACATACCATCTGTGATGCCTTTCCCGACAATCGTTTCTCAATCGTATATGAATCTCCACTTCCTGCAAGACTACCTCCACGAATCATTTTTATTCCATTTGTTTCGTCTACTGCACAAGTATGAAGATGTCCATACGTAATTGCATATGGAATATATCCAAGATACATGCATAAGTTAGAAACACCATTCTTACTATATGCGTCCATATCGCCATGCACATTAATATAATCTTTACCTCGAATCTCCATCAAAGAAATACCGTTGTCGAAATTATTATTTAATATATGAAAATTTACTATATGTTTCAAGGATAAATTCACACCCCAAGTAATCAAATCATCCAATCTTTCATCGTGCAACGCTTCTTCTTTTTTGTCAATTCTTGAGTGGTTGCCTACAACACTTGACATATAAACTTCCGCAAAATGTTTACTCAATTCATAACAAAAAGAAGAAATCAATTCACTGGCAATTTTAATTTGCTGAATAACGTTTTCTCTATTAGTGACTTGAATTGTTTTATGAATATTTCCACTCAACATATCACCTTGCAACGAAATGAAACAGTTTTCAGAATTGTATAACTGACGTATTGCTATAATCTCGCTTAATAACTGACTTAATCTTCCCTTAGCAATATCAGAATTATAATTGCCCCAAGGAGAAGAAAAGGTTTGTCCAATGTGGAAATCACTAAGAATTACAAGTATGTCGTTATTAGAGGATATATTTACATCACCATGCTTTTTAAAATTCACTTTACCTTGCGAAAGCAATTGTTCTTCCAACAAGTCTAACTTTTGTTCCACACGGGCATCAATATAATTTTGCTTTTGCCAAGCATTTCGTTCATCTCTGAATTTTATCTTCTCACGTTCCAACTCACGCTTTTGCAACTCAATCTCTTTAAGTTGCTCACTTGACTCACTAAACTTACTTTGATTAGCATTCAGCATCTTCTGAAATGATTGAAATTTCTTACGGTATGTACTTTCTCCAAAATCATTTCCTGTCAACCGATTAATAATCGACGCTACGTCAGACCAAGTACCAATAATATCTTTTTGTGAACATATTCTATAAATTAGTTCTTCATCTGTTTCATCTTGAAGTCGTTCAAATTTAATAACGTCCACCGCCCTTACGATTACTCGTTAGCAGGAATCTCATCGTCCTGCTTAATGGTAAGAGAAATACCACTTATATGATTCCAATCAGCCAACAATTTGTCCAATGAATATACTTTTATATCATCTTTTGTTGTTTCAGTGATTGTCATATCTTCCATATTGATTTCGGCATTCTTTAAAGAAACTGCCTTTGTTATCTTTGCCATATGTCCTTCTTATCCTTTCAAATATAATTTTTTAGCCTTATCGGCATACATATCCTCGATATATACACGACCAGCACCGCCTTTTGTTCTGTAATGCCCTACAACAAAATGTGTTTCAGGGTCAATATAACCATTCGAACTTCTGACGATAATGCCATTTTTAATGAGGATATTCAATTCTTCTTTGGAAACGGGTTTAATTGCCTTTCACTTCTTTCTATTAAATTTGCCACAAGGGGCGTGCATTTCTTTTGTAAGTGTGAAATGCTCAATGAAATATCACTTAATGGGGGCAGGTAGACGAATTGCACGTCTATCATAAGATAATGAGTCTTATATGCTACTTTTACACCAACCTGCTATATTTTTGCAATAAAAAAGAGCCAGTTTGTAACTGACTCTAAAAATATTTAATTATTCACCAATCAATCTCTAAAAATTGAACATTCGTAGAATACTCCATTGATACGTCTTCCTGAAGTAGCATCAATATGTAAATAGGGATGTCTTTTTATTTCTGAAATTCTAATATCTTGATTTAATTCACTTGAAATTAATTTTGCAATTTCTTGTTTTGACCCTAAACCAAATATATATATGGTTTGAATTCCATTATCTAATTGCTCCAACATAGCCTTCATAAATGGTCGTATTCCGCTATCTCTAAGTGTTTTATCGCTCGCTGTTAAAAATATAGAAACCTTAAAATAATCTCTATTAAATCTAAGTCTTTCAGGGTCATTAGAAATTCCCAACGCTATATCATATAAAAATCTTGTGAATTCACTTGATTCAGCCCATAATTCAGGATCTTCTATCTCGCCGTAAATCGACAACCCGGCTTTTTTAAATTCATTCAATAGAATTCCAACAAACATGCCATTTTTGTCGATAGCTTGCAATTTATAAAAATTTTCCTTTAAATCACAATCTTTGTTGAATTCAGGAGTTAAAAAGTTGTTATCCAAATATGGCAATGCATCTTTATTTGCATTTTGAAGAATCTTTCTAATCATTAGTAACTGAGAAGCTGCCATAATGTCTTTGTTTAAATATTGTTTTACATCGTACAATAAACCTGTATTTACATAGGCAGAAATAACAGATACTAAATTTTCATTAGGGTTTGATTTTTGCTTAATTCTAATAATTACCTGTTGTTTATGGATAAAAACATCTTTCTCCTCTGAATTAACCCATTCAACCTTTAAATCTTCAGGTATTATATTTCCTGTAGATAAATTATTCTTTTTTATTGTTCTTAAAATTGTTCCTCTTACTTGGTTGGAAAGCTGATTCTTTTTTGCAAATGCCGAAAATTTTGAAAAACATCCATATATTGCAGCTTTAAATAATAAAAGCTTGTCTATATTACAAATGCAAAAAACAACCACGATTATCATTCCGATTACAACAGTGGGAAAATGACTTAATAATTTAATTAATGAATCTACGGATATCTCCATATCATTCAATTCCTCCTGAAATCAATTTCTTATGACATTCATCTTTATCACAAGTAAAACAAACTTCATTGTCATAGGGAACAATAGAATCAATATTATCCAATGTAATCAACTCTTTGCAAAACAAACATTTGCATTTCTTGTTAATTACATCTTCATATACATTTAAAGATTGTAATAATTGTACCAAATCATCATCGTGAACTGCTTTTACTTTGTTTTCCTTCATAATGGAAACTCCTTTATTAAATATATTCATAATTAACAACTCCTATCTTTAATATCAATCTATATACAATTATTCTCTTAGTTATTAAAAATAAAACATTAATGTTGATATGAAATATTGTGTTAATTACTGTATATGATTATAATACAAAATTCAACAAAAATCAACTATTTTAGAAAGACAGGGGATACCGATGACAGATTGTTTGTCATCGGTGGGTAAGAGTATATCTTTCATTATTTACTATATCAACAAATGCTTTACTATGAACACAAAATAGACTTTCGCCTTACAAAAACAAAATCGTACCAATATTCAGTCATTATTTACTATAGTCTGAGCAATAAGGAGCTACCTCATTACTTCTATAGCAATGCTTTCACATCAAGAATAAAGAGGGCTGATTACCTCTATCTTTCACCCGTGTCATTCAGAAAAGATTTTTGTTTTATAAATTTCTTCTATTATATTTGTTTTATTTTGATGTCGATTTGGGCTACTCGGACGATAAACAGGACTTATACACACATTTCTGCGTATCAACGACACAATTGGCTTATTTGGATTTTCTCTACAATCTTGCACAGTTCCATCTGACAAGCCTCAAGATTCTTCTCACTGAGCGTCTATTACACCAACGTCCTGAAATCTACTTTTTGCTGCGATAATGTTTTGCACTTATATTTGTTATTGACAGTTTCCGTCTACTCAATATATCTCACAATATACCGAAAGTACCTACATAAAAGTATCCTTCTATGTCAATACTCAACATTCATATAATCTCGGCATGGTGACTAACCAATCTACACCGAGTTATTTTGTACCCATAACAAAGCATTCGTTGGATTATTTTTACGTTATATGCCAACAAGACATAATAGCCAAGTCGGCACATAACGATATTTTCAGTTACTTTGCTACCCATATCTTATATATACACACATAAAAATGCTTGTAAATGGCTTAGGTATGCGAAAAAGTAGAATTTTCTATTTCGCTACTTTTCGATATTTATACGCATTATTACGTTTTCGATATTTTTCCTTAGCATTTGCACATTTCTCACAATACATTTTCTTATTATTAGTGCGCACAATCATATCTCCACATAGTTTGCATCGAATATAACCTTTTCTTGAATTTTGAGGTAATCCATAATATCTTTTTTGATATTTCATTAACTCTCCTTCTAAGGTTTTATTAATGTAACCTACATAGAAGTGGTCTTCTGTCATAAAATCATATATGTTATTTAATTTTGTTTTATCCTCAAAATCTTCAATTAACTTGCAATTATCAAAAGCTTTTCTTAAAAATTCTTCAATTATTTTTTTATATTTAACCCAACTTAAAGACATTTTTTCTTTTTGTAATTTAATCTTTAAATTATTAGCATTATCCATTGCGTTATCAATGATTGCTGTTAATTCTGAAGAATCCATATCCACTCCATGTAAATAATCATAATACAATTTTTTAGGGGTTTTAAGCAAATTCATATATTGTTCAGACAAAATAACATTTTTATCAAAATATCGAGTATATAGGTTATTAATTTTTTGACGTATGATAGATTGCCAGTCTCCATCTTTTGTCATAACTTTATAATAACGATATTCAACAGATGACCATATATCAAATACTTGTCCTATCTCTGTATTTAATATATTCGGAGCAACAGAAAATGTAATATGTTTCTTGTATGTACGTCTTTTATTCTCTGAATGCCATATTGAATCACAAAAATTTGTGAAAATCTCATCTTTTTTAGAGAAATTGGCACTCTTATAATCTTCAATTATTTCATAAAGATAAATATCGTCACAACTGTAAATATGAATCACCTACCTCAAATTCATAATACTTACCAAGGTATTCATATGCACCGTCCGTATAATATGGAACTTCACGGATAGAGATATTTTTCTTTGGATTAGTATTATTTTTCAAATTTTCAATAATATATTCTCCGTAAGCAGACCACGCAAATGATTTACTGATTGAAAAAGAATTGTATGAAGTTTTTATAACATAATTTGCAATTGTCTCTTCATCAATACCAAGTTCTTTTGATAAACTGTCTTTAAAACTATCAATAACTGAATTCAAATCGAAATCTTCATTTTTCAAATTCATATGTCTACGCATTGTCTCGGCATATTCATTAATGTATTTACGGCATATCTTTATTACTTTTTTATCAGATAAATCAATATCATTATTAACAATTAAGCATCGAGTATCAACTAAGTCTGACAAACAATTATCCCATAGAATATTGTGTTTTTCCCAACTACATATGTAATCACATAATTCATTCATAGGGGAAGGGGAATGATATGCGTTTAAAGGGAGCTTATCTTCGGGTACTTTATTTTTATTCTTTTCGACTATAGAGAAGTAGGTTTTTAATTTTTTAGGATAATTATACAATAGGAAATAAGGAAGTTGTTTTAAATATTTACGAAGACCTTTATTCATATGCCAACGAAAACCAGTTTTTAGAAAATCAATTTCTTTGCCCTGGAAAATTCGCAATAAAGAACAATAATCTGAATATAATTGCTTAACTTCATCATTGGTAGTGTATTTATTCTCAATGCCGGTAACAACATTTGTAATTTCACCTATACGATTATCACGTGTCATTACCTCATATTCAATAAGATTCTCTTTTGTATATGGCTTTGATTTTGCCGTAATTTTATCTTCAATATCTAAAATAATCAACTTATCAATTTTAGAATTTATGATAATAGGGTCATTACATAGTAAGAAAATATCTCCGTCAAAGTCAGCGCCGCCTTGTTGAGGTGCTGAAATATCATACATATTAAACATTACAACATCCTGATCTTGAAAATGTCTAAACCATTTGTTGATAATATCATTACGAACAATTTTTATCTTATTAACTTCAGAAGGGTCTACCAATGGAGAACGAAATGACACACAATCACCTTGTTCAAAATTGGCGCTATAAAATTCTCTTTCGTTTAAACAACCAACCGGTGTTAATCCTGCTGCATATTGTAAATATCCAATCATATCTCCGACGCCAGTATGATAAAATCCTGAACAATATATTTTCCCAACCTTTGCCTCATCAATAGCTTTCTTTAATTTTCTGTAAATGAACTGTTTGATAGCTGGATCTTTTAACATAACATCGTTGATTAATGCAGCCTCAAGATACTTACTGTCGGGTTCATAATTTTCAGTATCGTTTACACCCATAAATTTATAGGTATAAAATTTATCACCTTTAATAATTTTCTCGAATAAAGATGTAGTGTATTGGGCTATTTCAATTATTTTACCCTTATTATCACCGTCTAAAATATCATATTCTTTTTTATTTTTGTTTTCATAAGCCTCAATATATTTAGGATTCCACAAGTCTAAACATTGAAGATATTGAAAATTCATTCTGGTGTATTTATTTAAGTGTTTAACATGATGACTATATTTACTTATTCCAAGTTTAAAATGATATTTGGCTATTGTTTGCATATATTTTTCCCATGCATCATTACCATATTTAGATTTAAAAATTTTGTGACCTTTGAACATAGAAATATTCCAAATACAATCTATATCATCAACATTATGTTTACGACCATAAATATCAGTAATAAACTCATATCCCCATTCTTTCAAAATTTCACGGAATGGCACATATATAGAATAACCTTTTATAAAAGGTAATCTCACTTGAGTTCCTATGACATTATAATCCAAATTCAACTGTTTACTTATCTCTTGTGTAAATTCTAATTCGTGACAACCACATCCATCAAAAGGGGATAGGCTAATATCTCTATAACCTTCTTCTATTTCACGAGAAATATAAGATTTTGTTTCGCCAGTGGTTTTATCAGTAAACTCTTTCTTTTTTTCTACAACATATTTGATTAATTGGTTGGAAAGAGTTTTTTCGTATTCACCAATTATTACGATATTAGGCATATATCCTTCAATAAGAGTACAAGAACTAAATGGGAGACATCTTTGAGCTTCATACTTTGAAATGACGCATTCGTCAATAGGAATATCCATTTGAGTAATCATATATAACGCTTCAAAAATTTCATCACAAACGAAAGCTGTAATTCCATCTTTTCCTTGAGAAGCCGATTTACCAAAACGATTATAGTGAATTCCATTAAGATAAAACCCTTCATCTAAGATTCTTTTTAACTCTTTTTCTGTTTTAGGGTTCTTTTTGGCTACAATTAATACCATCTCGGATATATGGGACGAAGTATATCCTCGCAATCTTTTTATTTGGTCAAATATTATTGAATCACCTTGTTTTATAAGATATTCGTTTGACATAGCTTCATTTTTATCAATTTTAACATCATATTCTTGTTTAATAATCTCCCTTATAGGAAGTTTCATCATTGTGTATTGAATCTTAGTTATAACCAACCATCACCTTTCGTATGTTATAATTATTTATTTTTGTTGTCACGAACTCTAAATGTTTGCCTTTCACAATATTTATTAAAACTTTCATCTGATCTTATGTTGTCAGCAATATAAGATCGAGAGTGAATGTCTCCGTTCTTCATTCCCCAATTTGTAAATTTTATTTCTCCTGCGTATTCAGCAGGATCTGGTATGTATCTATCTGTTATCATGTGTTATTTGTATTTTCCTTTCTTAATTACATAATTTTCTTGATTTTTACTTAGACAAATGATATAATTGTAATTGTCTAGATATTTTTTGAGTTGTTTGCCATATTCCTCCTGCCGGATAAAGGAGGAACTTAATGACGATATGTCGAGACATATTATATTTGATATTGCAAATCCTAAGATTTGCGAACAATCATATTTATATAACATTGTTAACCTTGTGCACACTTACAATGTTTCTGATTATTTGCAAATTTCATCATAGAAACAACATAGACGGGACTTGCAATATCGAATATAATCACGGTGACATTCACTTTTCTTTTAAGTACAAGTGTCGTCACTAAGAAGGGAGTCTCCGTATTTATTTACGGAGGCTTTCTTTGGTTGTTGGAATAGGGAATAGAGGATACATTTATATATTCTCCATATGGATTAATTGAAAATTAATAATTTTAAGCCGCAAATGGATTTGTTTCTCCATTGTTGGTTATTAAGCCCAAGTTAATTTATCCCAGGCAAACTTATGTTTCTTATGACAATATTTTTCAATCATATTGAAAAATTTCAAATATGCCGAATGATTCAAACGATTAATTGCAAACTCAACACACTTATTTGCATTAGCCTTACTATTTTCCAATATAGAAATATACTTGTGAATTAAGGTATGACAATTAGGGCATAAACAAGAAATATTTGTCCAAGAATTATTCCCACCATTTTGCAAAGGTAAAATATGATGCACTTCCAACATATCACCAAGTTCTAATTCACAAATATCACATTCTCCATTATGAAGGGATACAATATCTTGTTTTAAATCTTGTATTTCTCGTCTATAATTTTTAATTTTATTATTTCGAAATTTCTTTATTTCTTTTTCTTGGACAGACCTAATTCTTACAATTTCTACAATCAGATGTTTCTTTTTACTTTCAGAACAATAACGTTCTCTTTTATCAATATTGGACATAAGAAATGACAACAACGCATCATCATCATTTTCATATTTACGTATATCAACCATAACGGTAGATAAACCAAGTTCTTTTGCTGCCCTTACTCGTTGATGTCCTGATACGATAATCATATCTTTTGTAACGACAATAGGTTCAATTATTCCTGATGTTTTGATTGATTCCTTAAATGCTTCCCATGCATCGCCAGTCATATCATCAAAAAATTCATTGTTTCTTGGATGTGGTTTCAGTTCATTAATATTAAGTTGTTGCATAATAATTTTCCTTTCTTATTTACGTTAGTGGATGTGTTACATTTATATATTCTCCTTGTATTTTTGCAAAAAGAACGAAATTAATGTATGATATTTATTTATATCATGTATCACAACCTTTCTTAATATATTATTCTCCATGAGAAAATGAATTTTGATTAATCTTTATAATTGCCGGTCAACTCGCCGAAAGATTCAACATTGTAAATTTGCAACATTTTATGAATTGCCCATTCAATCTCTTGCTCATAACCCTCTTTATTAAGGACATATATATTTGGCGTATTTTGCGGTGGTTGGGAGGGGGCTGGTTGAATACTTCCGACTTCTTTCTTTATGAGAAGTGGTTGTCTATCATCAACTTTAGAAGTTAAATATGAAAGACATTGATTAAGAGTATCTTTTGACATTGACAAATCTTTAGCCATAGATTGTATGCTTTTCCAAAAAGCTTCTGGTCGAGTTTCGGGATTGTACATAGTTTCCTCATTACCATTTTTCTTTGGACGGATATATATGTATGAGTTGATATAAAGAAATGCCATTAATATATTCTCTTTATTAATACTCGATTCGCCCATCATTATAAAATCCAATTGAGATGAAGTGATTTTTGAAAAATTTTCAGTTGCATCGAAATTTTCTGGAATAATTTTAATTTCTATTCCTGTATCATATCCAATAGAATCCAAATCTTGTTTTACTTCAATCATTTTATTGTTAATCATATATTCCAATACATCCAAAATATCATGAAAAGCTTTTGGTTTTCGTTTTGTAGTCTTGTAACCATAAAACTCTAATATTTTTCGTATGGTTATCCAGCTAAAATCTTCGTATGACCTATATCTGTCTATGAGAATATACGTAATGTAAAATTTTCGACTTATTCCGTATTTTGTTTTTATATTTCCTTGTACATAATCATTGGGGAAACGAGTAAAATATTCTGATTTAGTATTCATGAATTTTCTCCTTTGTTTAATATTCTATATTTTGGCAATAAACTCTACGAGAGTTCGGGAAAGGCTACTCTGTTGTACGTCAATTTTTTTGAAATGCGAATTTTGAGGCTACTCTGGTGTACGTCAACTGAACTGAAAGAAGATATACAACAGTTTAAGAAGACAGACTATTACGAGTGGAATTTCGCATAGCTCAATTCTCACTCGTTGAATTACATTTTTATTGTGTTTCATATCTTGTATAAAATAGTCTTTTTTAAATCTTATCTTATTGAATTAAATCTTATCTTCTATATATGTTATTCTCTGTTTAATCGGAGGTCTATCAAATAATGTTTCTCTCTTAAAGTTTTTGATTTGTTCTTCTGTTTGTAATCCATATTTAATCAGACTACTATCTATAAGTAATGTTAGTGCATCTCTTAATTGAATATGATGTTCTATTGCATCCATTGGATAACATTCATCTTTGAGTAAATTATTTTCATAGCAATAATCTTCATGAATTTGATTTATATCTACGTCATATGTATCTTCAAGTTCTTTATAGATATTTGAATACAACTCACTTCTCGTGCAATCAAAGTATTCCATAAGCATTTTGTATTTAGGAGCAATCTTCTTATACCATGCTGATGGATATCTTCTTGATGATAGATAACGATTAGTTTGTGTTTGTTCTATCTTTTCTAATCTTTCAGTTATAGGTTGCAATGCAACGGTTATTGCATTTGAGATACTTTCTGCTAAGAATTCAGCATTTATGTCATTTGTAGACTTCTTATCTATGAATACAGATGCTAATACATCTGCACATTTGTCTTGATATAGTTCTAATTTTGTTGCTAATTCTGGTTGAGTTTGTTTCATTTTTGGTGTAATGTTTATTTTGGCTAATGCAATAGGGAGTTTGCGTTGTGATATGCAATAAGTATCTTGGTTATTTGAAAAGGAGTGGTCTTTTTTAATCACCCCTTCATTTTCATTCGTAGGGATATTAAAAATAGTAATACCTTTTGAGATTACAGAATCTTCAATCCATTTCTCACGTCTTCTACGGATTGAGTCTTTATCTTTAAATCCTATACCTTTCAGAACTGCATTGATAGAAGTATAAATTTCGCCGGTTGCGTTATCTTGAACTGCAATGAGTTCATCTCCATAAAAATCAAAATTTGTTGTTTCTAATGCTGTGTTTTTCATAATATCATTCTCCTTTGTTTTCTTCTTGGCATAATTCCATTGCAAGAGTGTCAAATATATTCTTTGTCACTGTATTATTCTCCGTTTGAAGATTAAGTTTTCTATTAAAATTATTTATATACATAATTAAACTTAACTTCAATAATTCTAATCGACTAATTTTGTTGTATTCGCAAATATAATCAATAGAATCTTTGTACTCCTTTGGAAAAATGTAATTAAATATATCATGTATTTCATTTAATTGTTCAGCCGCCTTGTTGGTTGTGTTTATATATTCTTTTAATAATTGGTTATAATCATTATTAGAAGGAACAGGATTTTCCATATAGTTAGAAAAAATAATATTTGCAAATTTATGTATGTTTTCAATTTCTTTTTCGATTTGTTGTGAAGAAGGAAAGTTAAAATCAAAATATAAATTGTTTAAATACTCTAAATATAAATCAATATAAGCTTTATCAAACCATTCATGCTTAGAGTCATTTCCGCTTATATTATAATTTTTAAAATATTCTTTAAAATTTTTTTCGATGTCTAACGTATTCATACATAAAGGCGAAGCATATAAATACATTATTTTTGTTTTTGATGGAATTAGTTGTCGATTAATTTGTTGCAATCTTTGATATAAATTTTGTGTAATTCCAATTTTACATTGGGCAGTGTCACATATCATCAAATATACAAAACCATACGATTTAGAACATTTCGTAATATGAGGACACTTTTGATATTCTTTTTTTGAATAAATAGATAGTTCTTGTGGGAGTAATTTTGTCATGTGAGTATTTGTCAATGATGATATAGTATTTAATTTTGTTTCTTTGATTGTTTTCATAATAATCTCCTTCGTATTAATTTTGTTTGATTAGGTTTCTATTTATATATTCTCTTTTGTTATTTTTCATTTTGTATAATGTTTTTTTGGATTAGGGAATAGTTCAAAAAAATTATTGACTATATTAACAATATCTATTGAGGATATTCTCCATTGAAATAAAAATGATGAATGATTTTAATTTTATGCACAAAAAAAGACACTCGAAAGTGTCTTATATTATAATATTATTGTTCTTTAATATTTTCAGCCATTAACCAATTAGATTCAGGTTTTGCAATAAGTCTTGCATCTGTATATGCCATTTGCATAGAAAGACAAGTTGTTGCTTGATAATATCCACTTTTCATTAAATCCAAAACTAAAGCTACATCAGGATTATCATCTTTTCCAAAACATAAAGGAACAAGAAGTTGTATTTTGTTTTGATAATAGTGGGGAACGGCTAATTTATAGTTTGCAATTACTTTTTGTATGGCGGTATCTATAACTCCTTTAAGAGTTTCAAGCGGACGTTCACTATTCTTTATTGAATTGGGCAATCTATTTGATGTGTCCAAATCGTCAAGAATATGTTTATAATTTTTATTGACCTTTAAATGCCAGTTAAATACAAGTCTTGATGGATCAGAAAAATAATCGGCTCTTTCAGGGAATTTTTCTACAATATCCAAAATTCCTAATTCATAAGTATCTTTAAATCCTTTAAAATACCATCTTGATGCCGCTATCGATTCATTTCGGTTTAATTCACCGTATGCGTATATTGGCTCATAATAATGAGAAAATAGTCCAGTATTAAATACACAATATGAATCAGTCTCAATTATTTTATCTTCTTCTTGGAGTTTGTTAAATGTGTATTTTAAATAATTTTTTAAAATAGAATAGTCATCTTCGTCTTCAAAACTCCATTTCTCAGGGAGGGCTTTTTCTGCAAGTTCTTTAATTTTTGCGTTGTAATCTCCCCAATACATATAATCGTAAATATCTATAGTTTCCATGTCACAAACTTCTCCTTTACTATACTTTTTACATATTATATCATAATCGTCAGCATTTGAAAAGGATTTTTCTGTTTTTATTATGTGACTGATTTCAAATTGTGAAAAATGTTTTTGGTAATATTCTGCCCAATAATTGTTGATTAATAATTGAGGTTTGATATTTATGTAATTGTATAATTTATTTTCGGCGATTTCACGAATTTTGTTTCCGTGAGAAGTATTAATTATAATCGTGCCGGTATAGCCTGTTTTAGGGTTTGTAATTTGTATTTCATATTTATTCATGTAAAAGCCTCCTTGATTTTTGATTATATATGTATATTCTCTTTTTACACAACAAGATAAAGTATCAAAATTCATTTTTGTCAGATTTTCTTTGCAAATTTGACTGAGTTTCTTCCTATTTATATCGTGTTTTATATATGGGGTAGGATGTATATTTATATTCTCTATTTAGGTGATTGATAGGAATTTTTAGACAATAAAAAAGAGCTATAATGAAATATGGCTCTATTGTCGAAGTCGGTGTAAAATTTTTAAGTGTTAAAAATGTTGGTTCGGTGAAAGAAAGTAAGTGAAATAAATTCGAAATGATTTTTTGCTAGAAATACAAGGGGTTTTGTGATGTGATAAAGGTTGGATTTTAAAATGCGAGATGAGTTGTTTCTGATAAAAGTAATGTGGGTTCGTTAAAGGGTAGTTTTTATTGGGGATTTTGTGATTGGGGATTGGAAGAGAGGTGGAAGATGGTGAAAATAGGTGGGTTTAGAGACGATAGTGAATTTGGAATTTGATAGATTTTTGTTGGGAAATTCATCGAATTTGCTATCGAACGACTTACCGATTAGAGGTTGTTGGTTTGGGGAGAGGGAAAGTAGTGATTTTTGTAGGTGGGGGTTGAGAATTTTAAGTGTCGTGTGAATGGAACTGCTATGGTCGTTTTTCAGCAATGGATTCCTATTTCAAATGTAAATATACCCCCTCATTTTAGCATATTCCAACACTAAAAAACAGTGTAATATACATATATTACATTGTTTTAATTGTATTGTATTTGTATTTTTTTCTGAGCATCAACTGCCACCGCCGTAACTGTTTATTTTCTGTTGTGCCGTCAATAAAAAATTAAAAGTTTATTCGATGTTTTGGGTTCGTTTTATCGAATGTGATTTTTTGTTATCCTAAAAAATTTTAATTGTACAAAATCTAACATTAAATAATCTGTATAAACCATATCAACATAACAAATTCATATAAAAATCAATCAAAAACGGCACTACAACATAATTAAATTAATTGTATAAAATCTAACTGCACCGCTCGGCACAATAAAACATCACATCGTATCAGTTATACAAAATCTAACTATTATATAATTCCGTTATTGTATCTCACCGCTTCATCAAATAATCAATTATTATTAGATTTTAAATCATTATCAATCAGATCTAAAACATAACTGTTGATACTTGTAAACCCCTTTTCTTGGGCATGTTTTTTTATAATCTCATATTTTGCATTAAAAACAGTACACGCAATTTTTTTTCTTTTTTGATCATATTTTTTTTGTGCTACTGGATTATATGTGCTTTTTTTTTGTTCCGTCCGTCATAAAAATCAATCCTTTTTTAAAATATTTTATCAATCCTCATCAATATAAAAATTTTTTTCGTCAAGGTCTTTTTTGATTAAAGATTTAATATAAGCGTTTGCCGTCAATCCGTTTTGCTCTAAAAATTGCTTTACTCGTTTACCCTCTATAATATCAGTTGGATAATATTTAATAGCAAATAATATTGTTTTCTTGTCATATTTTTTTTGAGCCTCTGCGTTATATGCCACTTCTAATCCCGTCCTTTTAAATTTATTTTAAAAATATTTTATCATAAATTAAAAACTTTGTCAAACATACTATATATAGTTTTAAATGTTATATATATCAATAAAATATACTATATATTGTATATACAAAGTATACAAAAAGAATATTAATATAGGTTAACTTATTTGTTAGGTTTACCTATTGAATAATAAGTTAACCTATGCTATAATATATTTAAAGATAAGGGATAAGAACAAAACAAACTTATCTAATATATATAAAGTCTATTGACTAATAGACAAATGCACATTGACAAGTAAATATATACATCTACATCTCATTTTAACTTGATTTTATCATTATAAAATGTTAAAATAAAAACACCAAAAAAATAATAAAAAGGGGTGTTAGAAATGGGAGATGATAACATGAATAATGTTGAGTTAATCAAATTTTCGGTTGAAGAATTCTCAAGATTGCAAACATATATGCAAGCGATAGAAAAAACTTCAAAAGCTTATGAGCTTATGAAAGTCCGATACATAGAATTAAAAGTGATTTTACAGGCTTCAGGCGTAAACTTAAATGACATTGACATATTAAAAGAATAACATTAAATATTATCAAGAATTAAAATAGTGTAGATGTATATTTTACTTATATATCTACACTATTTTTTTATTATTAAAAATTAAGTGTCGGAATCGTCAGGAACAAACTCGATAATATCGGTAATACCAACTTTAAAATAATTACATAATCTATCAATCACTTCAAGAGATACATATTTATTACCATTCATGCGGTTAAGTGTTCCCTTACTGATAATACCAGCATTTAAAACATCGGATTTTTTTAATCCTTTGTCAATTAATAATTTTAAAAATGGTTTGTAATTTATCATGTTATACACCTTCTTAATAATTTTTATTAAGTATAACATATTAAACCCCAAAAGTCAAATATCAAAAAAAAGTATAACAAGTTATACTAAAAGTATTGACAAATAAAGTACAATATGTTATACTTATATTAAAGAAAGAGATAAAAAAGTATAACAAGTTAGTCAATAGACTAAAAGACTGTTTTAAAAATTGTCTACAATATTAAAATTTTTAGTATTGTAAAGAGTTTTTGAAACTCTACAAATTAAATAAAAGCGGACTATAACCGCTCTATAAAATTAATATCAGGATGCCGACACCTGATAAAAAACGGCAGGTGATGACGTACACCAACGCACAAAAAATACGTTGTGAGTCGCTCAACAAAACATTTTATTTTTTGACGATGCACTCAAAAAGTTTACAAATGCAACAAATAAATAAATGTAACATATTACAACAGCAGCAAATGCGATAATGTAATAATTTACATTTAACATACATCTGTTAATACTTTGTAAAATATCGGGTATTGCTCCGCATGTAAAGCCTGTTTTCAATGTTTTTAAGTGTATCAATGAGAAAATAAAAACAAAGGTAAAGATAAGAAAGGAAGTAGTTAAAATGCTAAAAATATTTATATCAAATCTAAAAGAATACAACAACGGAAAAATCATCGGTGAGTGGGTAAGCTTGCCTTGTGAGGATATTGAAGAAGTCCTTGAGAAGATAAGCAACAGTGGTAAAGATGAGTTATTTATATCTGATTATGAAACAGATATAAACGGTTTAAAAGTTGCCGAATATGAGGACAGTCTGCAACTTAACGAAATTGCAGAAGAAATTGAAGAAATGCGTGAAGATGAGTTAATCGCATTTCAAGCATACTTGGAGCAGTATGCAAACAATATGGAACAAGCACTGGAAGAAGTACGTCAAGGCAATTATAGAATTTATTATAATTGCGACAATATGGAAGATGTCGCATATCAAGTTGTTAATGATTGCGGACTACTTGACGGAGTACCTGAAGAAGTCAAAATATATTTTGACTATGAAGCATACGGACGTGACTTGGATATTAATAGAACATTTATTCAAATTGATAATAGTTTTGTAGAATTATATTAATAAGGAGGGTTTTAATAATGACAACATATAATTTTAACTTATCAAATTATCACCTAAGCGAAAACACTTGTAGAATTGCAAATTTAAACTTTATAGAAGAAACCACGAACAGAAACGGTGAGTATATGTTACGTGGTCTTTGGGCATCAGATTTATGTTATCAATTTGCGAAGAAGTGTAAGTTTACTTTGGTTCAGGTGGACGGATACAGTGCTTATGCTTATTCAGATGAGCAAATGGCAATATTTACATATTGTGAAAGGGATATAACATTGACACCTTATACAAATAAAGAAGATTACGAAAAAGCAAAGGAGAATACAATTAAATTTTATAAAGAGGAGTATTAATATAAGAAGTTGTTTCGGCAACTATAAATAGGATTTTAAGCCGGAAGCGTTCAGGCGGTGCAATAATCCGCCTGAGGTAATCAAATAATGAAAGGAAGTTTTTATTATGAAAAAATATGTATGTTCAAAATGCGGAGGTAACTGCATGGGTTGCTTCTATACTGACTTGTGCGACAAGTGGCTTGATATTGCCCCGTATGAGCCGTATTATGAGGTGTCAGACCATGCCTCTATGGCTCTATGTGAGGGAAGGCACGCAATCCCTCAGGCGGTGGACGGTGCTATTTTTAATACTGTTATCAATCCACTTGATGTGGAAGGCTTGCAGTCGGAAGCGTACAACAAGTTAAAAGCTCTTGACATCAAGTCGCTTGACTTGTACGTTACGGGCTTGACAGTAGCTCTTGTGTCAGTACTGAATGCTTGTCGTCAACTTGGTATAGTGGTAACACTGTACCATTATGACCGCGAAGAGGATAACTATTATTCACAGCAGGTCTTGTAAAAGGAGGACTATAAAATGACAAGAGATGAAGTATTGAAAAAAGTACAAGATTATATTGTATCTAATATCAATAACATTAAATTTGTTGTTGAATTTGAGGACGGAAGGCATCCATCAACTTTGCAAGATTTTATTAAAGCAATGGAATTTGCAAAGTTAAAAGAATTACAAGACTTCTTCAAGAGTAAATCTTTATTTTTTGAAGATGGATATATTAAAGTAATAAAGAGGTAAAAGACGATGCGATCAGTTAAAGAATATTTAATAAATTGTATTATTGAGCTATTCAATATATTTGATTATATTGACTCAAAAATACAGTAACATTAATAAATAGTTAGAGGGTACTATATAAAACTATATAGTGCCTTTTATAGTGTTTATTAATAGGACATTATAAATTATAAAGGAGGTTATAAAACCATGAGAAGTAGAGCATACAAGAGGAACAAACACGCACGAAAGGCGGATTTTAACGTCTGGCAGGCAGTAAGCATTGCGTTATTCATTGCCTTAATATGCGCAATGAACACGTTATATAACGGCGGTATAACAGTAAATATTTAAGAGTGAAAAGGAGATATAAAAATGATATACGATTATAACCACTACAACGATCCTAAAAGGGGCAACAAGCATATATACGCTTTTGGTGAGCGTTACGAAAGTATAGAGTATTGCGGGTTTATACACGCAGATACAAAAAGACAGGCTCAAACTGTACTTAACGCACATAACAGAAAATGGGATGATTATGGCTGTATATTGTTAGATTATACAGAGGAAGAATGTAAGACAGAGATTGAGCGGAGAGCGGAAAAGAAAGGGAGGAAATAGTTATGTATATAGCAATAGCAAGACATGAGAATATAGCGGCTTACAAGGCTTTAAGAATGGCAGGAATTGAGCCGACAGAAGCAAACATGAGAAGATACATAGAGTGTGAGTACCTCTCTTTTGAGGTAAAAGCGGATGGGAAATATTACTGTTGTTACAATGACGGATTACAGAGTATATCCGTTGAAGTATCAACTTTGAAAGCAAATTAATTATAATATTGAGATAAGAAAAGGAGAATAAAATCATGTGCAGAAGTTTTGAAGTTATAAGTGGAAAGAAGAATAAAGGGGATAAAGGATTACTAAAAGGACTAACTAAAATGTATCGTGATGCAAAATATAGTGTTGCAATTATTCCGATACCGGTTGAACTGTTGGAGATTGACACAAGGTATCAGACGGAGGTTAGAACAGATAGAAGTCTAATGTACCTTGTGAATAACTGGGATGAAAATAAATTATTGCCTTTAATCGGTGTTCCGCATTGGGATGAAGGCAAAGTATACCTTGTAGACGGTTACGGCAGATGGGTAGCAAGTCAGATGGTAGACAAAGAAAAATACACTGATTTACAAGTGTTGCTAATTCTCAATGCACCAAACAATGCAGAGGAACGGCTTGAATTTGAAGCCGAGATGTATGCTTATCAAAATAAACAAGTTGCAAGAATGACGGCGATCCAAAAGCATGGAGCAATGGTAGTATTACACGATAAAGCAACAGAACGACTTGAAAAGCTAAAAGAAAAGTATGGATTTGAGTATACATCTTGTAAAGGCAATAGAAGTGCTTCTGTTTTGGGTTCATATTCTGTCACGCTTAACATATGCAATATTGATGACGGCAAGGCGGCGGAGTTTATATTTGATATATGCAAAGGTGCAGGATTTGACCGTAAACCAAACGGATATTCAACAGGTGTAATGAAGGTTTTACTGGATATGTACAAGCTATATCCTGAAAATAGAGATAAAGTGCAGAAGTATCTTATTAAGGAACTCAGAAAGATTACACCGTTATTGTTAAAGGCAAGAGGTGTTGCAAAGTATCCATTTTTAGATTATAGACTTGCTATGTCTTTATATGTTGAAGATATGATTGTTGAGAGCTTAGGACTTGAGCAAGCAAGAGAAGTTAAAGAAAATAGTACAAAACTTGTAATGATTAAAAAACGTAAAAATATCGCGTAAATGAACGGAGGGATAATATATGAGTATTTCGCAGATGGACTTGAAGCAAAAAGTCCGAGATTATATAAAGAGGGTTGGTATTCCAAAAACGACTTTTTGTAGCCGTATAGGTATCTCACCGAGTTACTTATATAAATGGTTTAAAGGTGAAAAGGAATTTTCGGATAGTTTGGTAAGTCGTATAAATGATTACATAGACAAATTTTAGGAGTGAGGAAGGTGTTATATATGAGAACTTTGGAACATAGAGGACAGAAAATAATTTGTCAATATATAGATGATAATTTTGGTCGTATTTTAGCAAAGAAAAATATAAAATATAGTATTTTGCCGGTGTTTAGTGACAATTACATTGTTTACAAATGTATCGTTGACGGCGTTGTAAAATACGAAATGGAGGACTTGCAAGATAGTTATGTTTATATAACGTCACAAGTGCCAGAGGACGGCTGGGATGCTTTGTATAACACTGTACTACATGGAGAATGTAAAACATCAAGACTTAAAATGTGCATTAATCATATATGCACTATAATTAATAAAGAAATTGCAGATGAGAAACTTGCGGAAAGAGTGCCGATATTTGAGCTTATGGCATATCCGCAAAAGGAGTATACATCAAAAGAATGGCAGAGAATAGCCTTTTATTTGCTTACTTGTGGTTATTGTAAAGAGAATTTTGAAGTTGATACTAACGGAGTAGATCCTAAATGGATAGAAAAAATTAAGGAGCATATAAGAGTATGAGTATATCAGATGCAATATATAACAATATGTTAGAGGAGAAGAAACAAGCAATTTTAAGAAGCGAATATAAGAGTATAAGAGCTTGTCCTCTAAAAGAAGTCAATGGACGTGTTGACAATTACACAGAGGAGCAAGCAAAAACATTATTAAAAATGATGATATTTGACAGAAGATAATAATTGAACGGAGGATTAATTATGACGAGAATTTTTAAAGATATATTTGGTAACACAGCTTGTATCACAAGAAGATTAGGGTTTCCATGCAGAGATGCAAAAAATAAAATATATGGTTACAAATTAACTTTATCAGCCGATTATAACGGTGGAGATGTGTATTTTGTAACTATTTATCCATCAGAAGAAGACGCTTTAAGACAATTACGAAAATTTAGTTGTAACACATGGCAAGAACAAACGAAATGACAATTTCAGACGATTAAGAGAAAGGAAGATTAATATTATGAACACAGACAAATTAGAACAATATCTTGACGAATTATCGGACGGAACGGATTTTTCATTTGGAATATCAGAAGCAACAGATGACACGATTGAGTTGTATATGTACGGTGATAATCCTTGTCGTGAGGATTGGCGTAATGAAATTATAATAGATAATCCAACGACAAAGAAAGAATTAACTAAAATTTTGGCTAATGAGATATGGACACTCTATGAGGTTTTTGATGTAGAAGAAGAAACACATTTTATGTTGGAGGCAAAGAGAAATGGGTTTTCGGGAGTGCCTGATGTGGTTGCCCTTGTACATAATGAAGAATATAAAGAGAACGCATTAAAAAAATTTGCTGAAAAGTTACAAAATTTGTACAATAATTCAGACAAAGAGGAGTTAGACACAATGAATAAACAGCAATTTTTTGAGTATATTCAAAAAAATTTCAACATTGACGGCGCAAGTCAAAGATTAATTTGGAATATCCTTAGTTACATAGAAGCAAATTATTCTGAAAAAAATGAACAGTATAATGCGTTGTGTTCATTGCTTGATGGTACTATTGGACTGGAAGATACGGAACTGAACAAAGTGTATATGTAGATTGGAGTGATTATAATGGAATTGCATTTATATTATCTTGATAGGAAATGGACGAAACGTAGAGATTGTGGTCATCATTATAATCTTGTTGTCGATTTAGACAACAAAACATACAAGATATATGTCAGTCCTTTTTATGGGTATGAACGCTCAAACGATATAGAGGTCAAAAGAAAATCGGATATTATAGATTATATTGAATATTTAAAAGAGAATGGGTTTGTAGATACTGATGAGATTTATTGTGGATAAAATAAGAAATTTATAAAAAGATAGGAGGTATATGTTGTGAATTATACCATAGATGAAGTCAAAAATATTTTAGCAAGTAAAAAGTCGCAAATATGCAATTTAGGTATATCGCATACGGTTTTAACAGTAATACAAGATTTATTAGAATATCAGACACCTAAAAATCCATTGCCAAATGGAACGCATAAAGGCTTTAATAATTACTGTTGTCCGTCTTGTAAGCGTCCATTATCTGCAATGTGTGAAGATTTTCAAATGCCATATTGTGAAAATTGTGGTCAGAAAATAAATTGGAATATGAAACGATGATTTGATTAAGGAGGAAAAGAATGTGTTATTTTTAAGAGAGCTTATTCAACAAAATGGACATAAACTTGTGCGATATAACGAAGCAATTGCAGGACATATTTATATGAGTGTTTTTAATTATAGTGAAAAACATGGTGGAACATTCGATAGTTTTAAGTATTATAACGATTACGTTGTTGATATAACAAAATAAGAACGATGATTTGGATAGGAGTGATTATAATGAAATGTAATTATATTGAATATCACAGATTAACAGATCAGATGTTTTCTGGCGTTGCACAAACAGATACACACTTAAATCAGTATACGGAGATTTTAAGACAGTATCTTATAAATGGTGGTGCAGCAAACACAATGTTGAAACTTGGTATTGGAATACAAGTCACAACTAAAAGATTTATGTTATTACCTAAGGAAGTTGTTATGAGAAGATTTATATGGCTCAAGGGTAGTAGAAAGGGAGAATTATTAGATAGAAATGAAATAGAAGCAATTGGAATGTTTCTTCCGGGTGGTGCTTTATATGGAAAAGAAGATAATTACATATGGGATTGAATCAACGATTTCAAGAGAAAATAAATAATAATTACAAGGAGGAAAAATATGTTAGCATTTGATTTAGCAGAGAAAAACAAAAAATTAGCCGCTATTCAGTATATAAAACTATTAGGGCTAAAAAATCCTGAAAATGTATTGCGTGAAGGTATCTATTATTCTCATATAAACGCAAGAGGCAAAAAACGATTATTGCTTCCTTGTATATCTTTTTCTGAATATGAGAAAAAGAATAAGGAATATCTTAATACCAGAATGCAAAAATGTCTTGGTTATTATGTATTAGAAATAATTGAGTGAACTACCACATACCTTTATGGTAGTTTCAGAAGATGCAACTATTGAATTTTAATGAAACAAGAGTTTTTTTAGATAAGGAGAAGATTATGAAAGTAAATTTTGATATTACTAAAATTGTGTTTACACCATCATGCGATAATTATGATTTTACATTAGGTATTACGAGAGATTATAAAGGTAATAAATGCTATTTAGGAATAGATATTCCATGCAAAGACGATGCAGAATGGAGATTTTGGTTGTTATTTGAAGATGATAATGATGCTTGGAATATTTCTAATGAAGATAAAGAGTACGTTAAGCAGAAAGCAATAAAGCATTGTTTATCTAATGGATATTCATACAATGGAAAATATTTTGAAAAGAGATAATTAAGCGATGATTTACTAAGAAAGTGGGGTAAATAATATGGTAAGAAAAATTAATAACGGGTTATATAAAGTTAATACATATGCTTCTGCACACATTATTGAAGTAGATGATAATTATGATGAAGAAGTACAGAAACTAAGAAAAGAAATCCAACTTGACAGTATTGGATACAAATTGAACTTATTTGTATATCTTGCCACATTAACGGTACAAGGATATGCAATTTCAAGCGTAACAGAATTTAATATTGATGGAAGTAAGCCTAAAGTTGCTTATGCAAGTAATAAAGATTTCAAGAAAATTGTTAAGTATTATTTTGAAAAGAAAGCATAGGAAACGGAAAATTCATGGTTCTAAATACGCATATTATTGTGATATTTTTGGATTTTAAAATAGAATTGGAGGACGATTTTATGATTAAATTTATAGAAAAAGAAAGATATTATGATGATAGTCCATATACAGGAAGTTGCTATTATTACCCTACATATATGGTAAAAGATAGAAAAAATTCTTTGTATTCAATCGAAGAGATCCTGACGATGAATGGAAGATAAAAGAGAATGAAAAAAGAAAAAATCAGTTGATAGAAAACGAAGGGAAATATTTTAAGTTTAACGGATTTTATGATAATCCACTAGAAATGTTGAAGAAGATTATTGAAAGAAAACATCATTTTACAACACCAAAGAACATGTACTATGGTAATTTAGATACACATAGATATATAGATTTCCATGGTAATAGAAATGAAGTCAGTGCAGCTTTCCATTATAGAATTTATGATATAGAGTTAGCATGTATAATTCAAAAAGTTGTTAAGCTAATCAATAGTGAAGATTGGAGCATGGCAAAAGTAATATTGAATAAAAAACAATGAAAAGCACATTTCAAAGAAAGGAAAATAAATATGAAAATTGGAGATAAAGTGATTGTAAAAAATAATTTAAGAGAAGAACTACGAAAATTAACATTTGATGAGACGACTTGTGAGGCTATGGAAGCCCGTTTTGTCGGAACAACATGTGAAGTATTTGATTTATGGAAAAATGAAGATGGACAAGAATATGCAACAGTCGATTTATGTTGTGAAATTCCTGTTCAGTGTCTTGAGGTGATTTAATGAGTAGAAGAGAAATTTATGCATGTGATTGCTGTGAAAATGAAATCATAATTAAAATTTGCCAAAATAAAAAAAGACAGATTTCAAGATAAGATTGAGGAGGATTAATATGGAACAGTGGGATGAGGAAGAAGTATGGGATGCAATTTCAGTTATATCTTCAATACGAGCAAAATGCAGTGTGTTTAAGAGAGAACAACGCTCTAAATATCATGCATGTAGTATGGCAATAAGAGCCTTGCGCGAGGTTATCGGTGATCCAGCGGCTATGGATAAAGTAACTGATAGCAGTTTAATATATGAATTAGATAGCAGAGGCTATAATGTAGATAATTTGATTGAAATTTTACATAAGATTAAGTCTTGAAAGCAAGGTTTCAAGTCCTTTATATGGGACATAAAAGGGTGTAGATATAAATGTTAAAATAGCTAAATTGTCAAAGTGAAGTTTGGGTTTTTGGGGTAAAAATCGAAAAATACCCTAAGCTCACCTTGACAAAATAGTGTGGTATATATAGAT